TTCATGTTGTCCTTTTTGCGCTAGAGCAGCGTTTGCGTCAGTCCTCTTCAACTTGCTGGACAAGCTTGTCCCAGATTTCCTGAAATTCTTGTCGTGCTTGCTGGAGTCCTGCGAGTTTTCCAACCATCATTTTGTATTCGGCGTAGTCACCGCACGAACCAGAGACGAGATGGGTGGCGTTCGTCTCCGTAAGCTCGTCAATCCTCTTGAAGAACCTAGACCGTAGGTCCAACATTGCCTCCCATGGAGTCCATCCGGGCTAAGATCTCTGCAATCTTCGCCTTTGCCATGTCGTTTTCGGTCTGGATTCGCTGCATTTCAGCCTGAATCCTGGCTTCAGACTCCTGGCGGTCCTTCTGTAGACGCTGAACTTCAAGTTGCAGGCGCTGGTTGTCCAGTGCCAGTTCACTTTGAGACTGCTGGGCGCGTTGTGCAGCAGCCTGTTGAGCCACTTGGGCCTGAGATTGAATCCTGGCGCTCTCCAACTGAGCCTTTGTCTGGTTCTTGACGACTTCAAGCTGGGCTTTCTGCTGCGATTCCTGCGCCTTCATCTGCAACTCAGCCTGCTTGATCTGCAATTCAGCCTGCTGAAGCTGCATAACGGGGTCCTGAGCCTGCTGCTGGAATTGCTGTTGCTGCTGTTGAGCCTGCGCCTGCTGTAAAAGCATCTGCGAAGCGTCAGCAATTGCCTTGGAAAGATTGGATTCAATGTCCCCAGGCATAGGTTCTCCCGGTGCAGGAAGCGGGATACCCAACTTCTGCTCGATCTGGGCGCGATATGCAAAGCCTACATGCTCTGCAATGTGCGCCATGAACGCAGCGAAGATAGCGTTTGCCTGAGGATTCTGTCCCAAACTCTGCTGAACCGCTGGATTCTGCACATAAGCCATATGCGCCTTGATGTGAGAATCGTGGTCCTGCACTTGGTAAGCCTTAGCAGGCTTCATGTTGGTGATGTTCAGGTTCTCCGAGATGGGGTCGAGGAGTGGAGCATCGACCTTCTCAGGGATAATCTTCTTCACATCCTTAACACCCAGGACTTCCAGCATCTTCCGATGCAACTCAGGCAGGTCGTAGAACTGCGGCGCTTGAGCGGCGAGTTGGATTGCAGCCTGATACTGCATCACTCGCTGCGACATCGTGGCCGCATTCGGATCGGACACAGGGATCACATCAATGCGGTCGTCAAAGTCGGCCCGCTTGTCCCCATTCATCCTTCCGAAGTCAATCTTGTATCGGTCGGATCCACTGTCACGGATCACCCGGACAAGGATCGCGAACTCATCCTGAAGCGAAGCATGGAGACGAGCTTGAATGGCGCTCATCACCTTCATCGCCCGCTCCATAATCGCCAGCGTGGTGCCTACAGGCGCTTGAGAATTGACATCCCCAATCTCAGCATCCGCGATAGAAGCGAGTCTGCGGCCATCCTCCACCACGTTCCCGAGGAGTTGGAACAGTGTCTGCGATGGCTCTTTATAAGGAAGAGGGTAAAGCGACCGAGCAATGTCCCCATTAGCGACATCGACATCTCTCCACTCGCCCGGCTGAATCGGGGAATCGTCCCCGGCGACACGCATGCCCTTAGCCTTCAGGCCACCAGGGAGGTTCGCAAGAGTGCCGGAATCAATCAACTGACGCAGGATGGCAGTAGAAGCCTTGGCATTAGCGCCGATCAGATGGATCAAGCCGTAGCCGTAAGCGCCGATGCCAGGGACGTAATTATAGGCCGAGAACCAGATCAGCTTGTTCTTCTTGGGATCGTCCTCGTCCCAGTTCCGGTAGACCGAGAGGACCTTGCCAGAGGTCTTGTCTACAGTGACGACATAAGGTAATGCAATGCCAGTAGCCCTACCATCATCGTCAGAATGCTCCAGGCCAGGAATATCGAGATCGATATGAGCCTCAAGAAGAGTAACGGATTCTTCGTCGCCCTGCTTGTACTCGTAGCTAACCTTGTCAATCTTGTCTTGAAGCTGAGAGTTGGAATCGTAGTCAGGCTGGATGTCAACATCGCGATAGAACCCAGTGTACTGTAGCTTCTTGACTTCGTTGATGTTCTTTGTGAGGACATGGATATACCTGCTGGCTGTCTTGAGAGACGTAGCGCCATACGGAATAATGAAGTCCTGCGCCGGAACATATTTGATATCCGGCATGTCCGTCAGCGGATCGAAGCAGATCTTCTTGAACGCAGAGCCGCACAGCGCCAGACCAAAGAGCATGCGCTCAGTCTCTGGACGGTAATCCTTCATCTCTTGGGTGAGCAGGTAGTTCAGGTCCGTCTGCATGCGGAGCGCCTGATCTTCCTTCTCCTCGTTGACCTCACCGACGATCTGCGTCTTCACAGGCCCAGAGGCCGGGAAGATTTCCATGATGGCGTTGGATTGGAAGCGAACAGCCGCCTCCATGATCATGTTGTGGTATAGCCCACAAGCGCCAGCCCAAGGCTTGTTCCGGTCCTCGGTCTTCACTCCGAGGTAGTCCAGTCCATCCTTATATGCACGCTCCCAGTCCTGCCGGGAGTTCAGATCTTCCTGGTAGACATCCTGGATCCTGCGCCCAATAGAGGCCAATTCAGAGTCATCAATATGCTCTGCCAGATTCACGGAGTGAGGGAGGTCGCCCAGTGACCCACCCTCTTCCTCCGGCGGACCGAACTCGATGATCATGCCACCGTCTTCGGTTTCAACAGACACAGCCTCTGGATTCAGAACACCGATTTCAATCTCGGCGCCCTCTTCAGTTTCGGGACCGAAGTCCATTTCATCAAGAGGCTTGTCAATCATTGCGGTTACTCTTCTTCTTTGGTTTCCGTGACAGCGGCATCAGCCTGAAGCATGGCCTGCCAAGTGTTCGGGTTATTTTCGATGGTAACCCGGATCAGGCCCACGTTATGCCCAGTCGATCCATTGTTGTACGTCAGGCAATACTGACGCGCTTCACCATCGCTGGGTTCAGGGAACGGGCCGCTCCACTCGGGGATGTAGATGGCGGCAACGCCATTACCAATCTTGGCAGCATTCAGTTGAGCGACAGTCTCATCGACTTGCGCCATAGTAGACAGTTGGTTCGGATTGAACATGGTCAGTAGTAGTCTGCTTTCTTTCGCGAAATAGGCTCTTCATCTTCATCAGACTGCGTTGAGATAAAACCGCCCTGTCTAAATCTCAACAGAGCCTGGGTGGAACTGTCAACAAGATCATCGTGATCAGAGTTAGGGAAGGAAGCGAACTGCTCTATAACCTCCTCAGCCCATCTCAATGGAGGCGCATAGACAAAGCCAGAAGCAAATATGTCGCTCACAGCATTAACACGAGCAATCTTGTCATTCCCTCGTGATGGAGTGTAATCCTGTATCGGTATGCCCATACGGCGCATTTCAAAGACAAGGGGAGCGCCAGCAGCTTTTGCTTCGATAATGCACGAGTCTGGCTTCCAGTATTTGTACTCCTCCAGTGCCTTCTGCTTCAGTTCTGGGAACTCCAGCTTGTCCTGGAATGCGTTCAGCAGGATGATGTTCGTCCTCTTCTTCCCGTCAGAGTCGCTGTCGTAGAAGACGCCCCAGGTCGTGCAGGCAGAGTAGTCCGAGCGGGTTCCCTTGGTCAGCGCGGTGTCCCAGCTTTGAATGATGTAGTCGCAGTTCGGCGGGTCGTCCCTGTCCCAGATCCTCCACCAGTCCCTCTTTATAAGCGCACCTTCTTCTGAGGTGGGATTCTGCTGGTACTGGGCAGACCACTTGGAGACGGGCAGTTCGGCTCGGATCTTGTTGAGTTCTTCGAGAGACCAGAACTCAGGCCAGAGCGGCTGGCCGGAGGGCATAATGGCAGGGAACTCGATTACCTCCCACTCATCCATCCCGTCCCGCTGCATCGACGCCTTAAGGATCTGGCCGCAAAGATCGCGCTTGCTCCAGCGCGTCATTACGATCACGATGGCACCTCCAGGCTGAAGACGCTGTCTTGGACCAGATGTGTACCACTCATACACACTGTCATAGATGTCTGGGTTTGTAGCCGCTAGAGCAGCCTCTTGTTCACTGTGAGGGTCATCGATAATTAAAAGGTCTGCGCCTTTACCTGTTACCGCCCCGCCCACACCGATAGCAAAATAATCACCCTGCTTATTAGTGTTCCACCTTCCTGCTGCTTTGGAATCTGATGACAAAGCAACTCCAGGAAACACTGTTTGGTAATGACTGCTACCGACTAGGTTCCTGACCTTTCTACCGAAACCAACTGCCAATTCTGCTGTATGCGCCGTTTGAATGATCTTCTTGCCAGGATACCTACCCAAGAACCATGCAGGCAAAAGATATGAACTGAATTCGCTTTTGGTGTGGCGTGGTGCCATGTTGATGATGAGACGCTTGCATTTACCTTCAGCCACTCTCTCGAATGCATCCGCCATAATCGCATGGTGCCGACCAGGAATGAACGCAGGCCACATCTCCTTTACGAAGTCTATGAACTTGGTCTGGCATGCCTGAACCTTCAATTGCTTCTCATACGCTTCTAGCAGGCTCATCAACTCTACCTGCTCGTGGTGTGGCAGCTTCTTCGCGTTCTTGATGATCGTGTCGATCTGCTGCGGGGTGTACTTTCCCGCAAGGACATTCCTTATATTCACACCACCATCATCGCCTACCCAGCGCCACGAAGGTAGAATCTGTACAGGAGAGTTTGCGCCTGATGGACACTGCTTGGATCTCGATTGCAATGAGCGCCGTAGTATTACTGGTGCAGTTGACCAGCCGCTACCACAAAGACGGCGCGGCATCCGAAGCGAACCTCAGGAAGTTCGAGAGCGTCATCACCCAAGAGATCTCGAAGATCCAGATCCAACTCGCCAAGCTCCCAGATGAGATCATGACTCGCGTCGGCCAGAACTATGTGACCAACGACAGGTACATCGCCGAGATGGAAGCCATCAGAACCCATCTCCGGCACATCGAGCAATCGATCAAGGGCTAGCGCCAATAAAAAAGGGCTTGCCCAATCCGCTGACAAGCCCTGTACACCAAACCGATAGGAGACTTTCGGAGTGTCCAGCCGTCAGACTGAACAACCCCATCCTATCACACTACCTGCTCCCATACACCACGATCTCGTAGATCCCGTCCACCAACCTCATACCCGGCTCTGAATCATCTCCAGGCTCCACTAAGCACGACTCCACCCAACCCAGAACTCCCCCGTATTCGTACCGCACAACCCTGCCCTTGTACTTCACGAACGGTGGCCCGTACCCGATACTGCGCCAGTGCTTCAGGCATGGAATGGAGATCTTGGTGAACTCGGACAACTCCTGCTCTGACAGCATGATAGGCTCTTCCTGGCGCATAAACCGAGAATATCAATACTCGATCTTGAAAGTCCTCCTGCCATCCTTGAACCCTACATAGTCTGACACGAACGGCTTTCCGCCATTGAACGCCTTTATAGCGCCGGAGATTGATTCCACCCACTCTTCCCCCTCCTGTACCTTCTTGCGCTCCCTCTCTACCTCTTCTGCCAGCGCCGTATCAATCTGCGTACTCGTCAGCTTGCCCATGCTCTTCGCCTTGCGCCGTAGAACTCTTTCGGCTTCTTGTTGAATCAGTCTGTCTTTTTCCACTCTTGCTCCTCTTCGTGATCTTCCACCCCCCAGGCGGCATGCCGTACATGTACTCGGCACACTTGACGAGGTGGTCTCCCCAGGGCGAAGCGCACGTCTGTCGCATAGCGGCACGCCCTTCCTTCAGGAACAGTTCCCACTTCGTCGTCTCTTTACGCATGATGATCTTGCGCTTCAGATCCGGGAACTCCCCGATAATCTCAGCCGCATCCTGATAGGGGTTAGCGCCGGAAGACAGGTCCTCTTGGTTCGCAATGAACTCCGACAGGCTCAGGGAATCCAGCCACTCCTGGTATAGCATGAACACAGTGTACTACTGTGATTCATGCTGTGCAATAGGGGCAACTCGGAGGCGGATGAGAAACCTCGGGGAATTCGAATTATAATTCTGTATGGAGATTGATTTGATACTGACCCCCCGTGGGAACCCCCGCAATCCAGGAGCCAAGAATCTCCCTGGTAATCTGATCAATATCGAAAACCTCAGGCAGCGCGTTAAGCCAGAGAAGTTCGAAACAGCCAGAAGGCAACTCCTGAAACCCACTATGGCAGAAGCAGCGTTTGCCTATCGCCTGGGAAGAAGTAGGCTTAGGAGTTGGCCCTTCTTGCGCCAAGAGGTTGTTCTTGGATACATCCTCGACTTCTACTTCCCAACGGTTGGCGTGTGCGTTGAGATCGACGGAGACTACCACAATGCGCCAGAACAGATCGAGCGGGACAATCATCGAGATTCGGCCCTATTGAGGAACGGGATTACGACTATTCGCATAACAAACGACATGGCGATCAACCATACTGGCCGCGCCGTGGCTTATGTTCGCAACATCATCTTCGCCAAAGCACAGAGGCTCATTAAGGAAAATAGGGCATGAAAAGCGAAACCCCCTCTAGCCATTGGAAGAAGGAGGGGGCTTGCACCGCAGGGTTGTAGGAGGTCCCGATGTTTGTGGCCATCGTTGGAATGGACGGACTACATGGAGAGTATAGCACGGCACTTTTCTCTTGCGCCGGATGAACGTCAGGCATAGAATGGGGATGAGGCGAAAGCCCATCTGGCAGACGTTGTGGCGGCTGCAGGACCCAGATTAGCCACCGAATTAGCTCTAGGTCCAACAGTTCTTTCCCTAAGGGTTGGGGTAACGCCCAGCACCGAGTTCCGATTCGTACCATGCTTCGGCATTCACCTGAAGAATAAATTGAGCACTTCAGGTCAAAGAGATGACGCGCTGGGGACTTTGGAATGGCCTCAGTTCAGCTTGGAAACCAAGGGGAAAGTTTTGAAAGAGATTGGTTCGTCACCTAATCACCTGACCTCCCTCAACCCTTACCTTTGAGGCTGATTGATGGATGGGATGGGTTCAGTAAGGCTGGTTTCTCTTGGGCCTGGATACTGACGATTAGGGAAGAGCACCAATAGCACCCCCTATTGTCTAATCGATTCTAAGGTCGATCCGGCGCTAAACTATACCTGTGCAAGAGACATCAACAGGCAGAAGGCCTCTCCTGCTAGACACAGAGGTTGCAGAGATCCTCGGCGCTTCTATATCCAGCGTGAGGAAATGGAGACTCCAGGGAAGAGGACCACGCTTCGTACGGCTAGGTGGATCAATACGGTACAGGGAATCCGATGTACTTGAGTATGTCGAATCTGGTAGACTGTATACTGAAACAGGCATAGGCCGCACAAGGAGCAATCATGCACAAAGACGCAATCGAGAGTCTTCTGAGAGAGAATGAAGTAGCCAAGATCCTCAATCTATCCGTTGTGAAGATCAGGCTGCTCAGAAGGTTTGGTGGTGGTCCAGAGTTCATCAGGATCGGCAAGGCAGTACGCTACCGAATGGATGACATCCGGCGCTTTATCGACAGTGCCACCTCATTCGAGACCATCTCCGGCAAGGTTGCTCCCAAGCGTGAGCCTATTACCCTGAGCGAAATCTTCTCCAAGGAAAGCGAGTAACGACATGGAAATCGGTCTGGCTAAGATCTCTGAGGCTGCTGCCTTCTTGAATCTCTCGAAGGCTATGGTGAACAAGATGCTGCGTGACGGGCGTATCCCGTCCAAGCGGTTTGGGAAGGTGTACCGGATCCCGTGGTCCTGGCTGCACGGTGAAGTGAACGGCACTCCGGCTGCCAAGCCCAATACGGACGAAGCTGCCGCCTAAGCTGCTCCTCACAAACAAGAAGCCCACCTTGGGGTACTCTCCTCGGTGGGCTTTTGTGTGCCTAAACAAGAAGCCCACCTTTCGGTGGGCTTTTGTGCGACTGCCCTGTCTCCAGGGCGTTGTGGTGGGTACTTCTATTGTACCTGATTCTGGCGCTCCCGGCAGGGATTGAACCTGCGGCCTGTCGCTTAGGAGGCGACCGCTCTATCCACTGAGCTACGGGAGCTTGGCACTACAAAATATCCGCAACTTCTTCGACGATGTGCCGGAACTGAACCCAGCCCTGGAAGTTCCCCTTCTGCACATCCTTGCTCCCCATGGGACGCGCTACATGCTCGAAGGGAGACAAGTGCGGCGGCATCGCGCTCTTCAGCTTCTTGAAGAGGTCCATGTCCTTCTGTACGCTGTATGTGCCGTCGTGATTCAGGTAGGAGACACGGGCGCACCGGGCAACCGACATCGCCATGCAGGTGAACTTCGGCACGGAGGTCAGTTCTTCAGGCTGGATATAGGGCAGGTGGAAGTCGCCTTCGGCTAGATGCAACGGCACGCTAGCGTCAATCGCATCCCGCATAACCCGCGCCAGTTGTCTGATCTCCGGCTGGGCATCGTGATTCAGGCGCTGAGAGAAGAAGTTCTCCCACTCCGTCGCAGAGATGATGGCCTTGTGCCAGAGAAAAGGCTCCAGCAGTCTGTTCACAACCTCTTTGTGAATACCGGCGCTTGCCATAATCCTGGCAGAGTACACTGCATTGGCGGCAGCAGCTTTCCAGGCATTCTCTGCCGCCCACTTCTGCTGCACGGACACCTGCGGCCCAGACTGCATCCCAGGTTGGTTAGCGCCGAGGTAGATAGGGATGTACGGATCCTCCTCTACTTCTTGCAGGCGCTTGTGAATTGGGATAGCGCGAGAGGAAGCGGAGTTCCTGGAGAAGTCACGGTGCGTGTTGACTTGCGCCAGGATGAACCTTGGGAACTGGCACTCCATTGTGATAAGCCTGATGCCCTTAGGCGATACAGAGTCTGCTACTACCTTTGCAGAGATTTGCTTCAAGTGTTTGATTCTCCTTGTGTTTTGAAAGCGCCTGATATACATCCTAGCACTCTTATGGCATGCTCGGCTTCGACTGCGGTGGTGTTGGTGTAGATGTCTAGAGAATAGTCCGTCGTGATGAAGTACTCTTCAAGTTCATCGCTATGGCCGACAAACAGATCCTCCCCGCTCTCAAAGATCCACGACCTTATCTCTTCAAACTCTTTCCCTCTAAATACAGGCATATTCCCTCGCAAGCGCCTCCAGTACCGTCTTCGCGTACTCGCCTTCTTTGTCCCGGCACACAACACCCAGGTGATCCCGGTTCGGCCCGTGCAGGGTGAAGTGATCTGAGTGCCGCATTCCTTTAGCCCAGATCCTGTGGCACCCGTGCCAAGTGCCGTGGATAAGCAGCATGTCGGATGGTTGGGGACAGAAGTAGGCTGTGAGCTTCAGCGCCACAACCTTTTCCGGCGCTGGATCAAATAGGTGCCTTCTGGATTGTCTTGTCCTACTCGTACCCAAACCACGCCTCCTCGGTAGTCATGATCTTTGCTGCGTGGGTCCATTCGTCTCCGTACATGGGGGCCTCATTGAAGGAATCGAACATCCCAGCGGAGTCCATGTAGAAGGTATTGGCTTCGGATTCAGGCCCCCACATTAGGCGGGTAGCGGTCTTTACGATAGCGCCGGAGTATTTCAATCGCGGTCTCCTTTCCTTGCTGCATAACGCGATGTCAACGGCGCTCTTCTATCTTGACCGCGCAGAGATTAAAGATCCTCATGAAGTGCTGTCGTTCTCTGTGGTTGTATTGAATGACGAAGTTGACATAGGGGTAGTGGGTAGCTAAGGCCCAAGCGCCGAATGAGTTCAGTCTTATCTGGTCTTTATCGATCCCCCAGATCAATCCAGATGTCCATTTCACAAATCTACCGCCGAAGATGTGGGTCACGGTGTCTCCTGATTCATTGTAGTATACTTCTGTGTTCGATGTGGCGCTACAGTTCAACTCCATGCCTGTTTATGGCTCTGAATAGAGCGTAGATGTGTTCCCGCTCCCTGGTTGTGATTCTGATAAAACCGGGGCGCAGGTGTTCCAGGGACACATGGCAGTGGCGGTCATACCAGTTCTGACCACTGTAGTAGAGCCTGTTGATCTTTCCAGCCTCCACAGGGTCGTAGATCTCATGCTCCATTGTTGTTCTCTGTGTAGCGCCAGTGTTTGAAGACGTTGAATATGTACCAGTGTTCCCCACGGGTCAGCTCGATTGCGTCCCAAGAGAGATCCAGCCAGGGTGGAAGGGAGGTTGCGTCAGGGTTGAACCCGGTCCCATGCTCCTTCTCTCCAGCGCCATAGAGACGGATGATGTATTCGTCTGCTGCTATTAGAACGTCGTCCAGTAGCTCGATGTCCTCCACGGCCATAAGCCTTACGAGGTGAGAATTGGTGGCGCGGTCTAGCGGCTCAATCATGCTCTCTCTCCAGCGCCAGGAAGATTCGGTAGGCGTGTTCCGTCTCTCCGTCTCCCACGAACTCTCCGTTCATCACCTCATGCATACCTGGGATAATCCTGTCGGCCAGCATCATCGCTGCGGTTCTCTTGAAGTACGTCTTGGGGTGGGAGAAGAAGTACCGGATGTTGATTAAGTTCTGGTCAATCAATGGCTTAGCTCCTTCGGCAATCTTCCTCTGGCGCAGTCTCTATTGAGAGCGCCGATCAACATGTAGAGGTATCGATGCTCTTCGTGTTTGATCTTCTGAAACCTTCTCCAGCCGCTGCCCAGGCAAGGGCAGACGTCAACCCCGTAGAATATGGACAGATGGATTGCGTTGTAGTGGATCATCTGCCTTGCTGAACACCTTGGCGCTAGGCATGCTTCAGTTCCTCCGGCATGCCTTCTTTGTTCATGGCGTGGATCAGCTTGGCAGCGTGTTGCGCTTCTGGGGTGGTGGCGTCGTGTAGGCCCATGTAGGCGCTGTCGATCCAGGCGTACTTCTCGCTTGCGTATGCCATCAGCTTGTCTTTTGTGTACCTGCCTTCCGAGAATCCTTCTTCCTTCGGCATCTGACAGAAGAGGTGTGACAGGGTGATGGAGTCTGGAATGCTCCGTAGCGCCGCTCTGATTTCTTCGGGCATGTTAGATTCCTTTCGGCAGGCCGTGTTCGTTTACAGCGCCGATCAAAAGAGATAGGTGCTGGAATTCCTTCTCTGTGACCCTCACCGTGCCTCCAGCCCAGGACCCACTCAGGTGACGGTTCCCATTGTCTTTATGTCGATACCCCACCAACCGAAGGGCTTGGTCCTCAGGCCCCTTGATAGAGAATAGGGCGCTCAGGCGCATAGAGTCTTCCAGGCTGACGGTAAAGGCTAGGCTCCATGTGAGTTCCTTTGGCAAGCCTTGGGCGTTCATGGAACTGATTAGCACCTCAAGGTAGCCAATTTCTCTGGCGCTGACCTTGAGTGAGAATATGGCCCCGTACCTGCCGAACATGAGGAATGGAGGGAGTCCGATCTGCCAGTGGGTGTAGATATTGCGACCTTCTACGGCGCTGAACAGGCCGATGATACGCGCAGCCGCTGGTTCATCCCATAGCTCTGTCCTTTTATTCATGGACACAGTATACAGAGATGTGGCGCTGTGTGCAAGAGGGTAGTGTGTGGATAGAAAAAGGGGGAGCGGACGAGGGGACCGCTTGCTGTCGGGAGCATATTGCAAGAATGTGCCGTGTGTGCAAGGGACCCGGAAGTGAAGGGGGTGGTGTCCTGTGTTCAGGGTCCCGTTGGGTGGAAGGGTGGTGGAGAGAAGGGGTAGGGGGTGTTTTTTTTGGAGGGGATGGAATGAGTGGAATGCTATGCATAGCACAGCACAGCGCACCCGGCCTACTCCCCCTCCCCGCCCCCGGTGGGGGTGTCGGTAGGCGTGGTATCGTCTGACGGTACAGGGTCACAAGTGGTGTCCAAAATTGGACCATCGGTTTGTGGCTCGCCTATTGTAGGCGAAGTAAACCCAAGTAAACACTGGAGTTTGGCTTGCAGGGTATCCACCATGGCGCCAGATAGAGCAGCGTTTGACTCATTGGCCTGTGGCTCTTCGAACACAGAAGCGTATCTGGTACGGCCGACTAACTCTAACGCTTTCAGCCGGGTTATGTCTGATTCTGTTTCGGTTGCCGTTTTCGTCAACCCGTCCATAACGAACGTTTGCAGCTTGCGCTTGTTTTCCCACCATCGCGCGGTTCTCTCCTCTTCCATAGCCTTTACCGCAAGATCAACGCTAGACTTCTTCGCCGTCCTGACCGCTGCGACTTGCATGCTCTTTTGGCTTACGCCGTTCCACGCGTACGCCTGCCTATACGCTTCAGCCTTACTCAAGCCCCCATACACCAGGCCCTCAGCAAATTTCCTCTGTTTTGGGGTGAGCCGCGCCAATATCTCATTTACTTTCAACCGCTTGCCGTCCGCATGTACTCTCACTTGTGCCATACATCCATTCTACGCGCATACGCGCATGCGCGTTACCTATACTCCCGCGCCGCCTCTCCCATTAAAACCCATTCAGAAAACCTCAACATTAAAATCCATTAACCATCCGCAAACTATTGAAAACAAACGACAATGGATAGTTGCATGTTCTGTCAATCGCTAGATAGACTAGTTGACGTAGTGATCGCTGCCGCCCTTCGGGGCCAATAAACGTAAGTCGATCACCGCGAATTGTCCGGAGAGACAACCGGACGACAGCACGCCAAAACGACACTGGTAGGTCCCGGCGCATCGGTAACGATGGTCGGGAACCCAATGGAAGAAGGATGCGATACTGAGTCCCACACCGGGACGGTGTCGACCTACTGGGGAAATTCGACTATAACGTGTTTCAAGCGAGAGCAAGAAAGTGCCAGGGGAACGTACACTGAACGCGCAGTAAACCTAGAGTTGAAAGCGTTTAAGCCCGTCCTAATCCACCAGCACCAAAGTATCCAATAGGAAAGAACCTACGCGAAAGTAACATTCCATGCGCATGAACGCTTTACATGGATATCGTAGCTAGCGGTCACGCGTTTTAAGTAACATAGTGACGGCGTGTAATGTAGTGATACATGATACGTTTAAAGTGTAAATCGATACTTGAGGTATAGCGCATACGCGAGTGTAAGAGCAATAACACGGTGATACATGGGGTGTCGCGTAGTTCAAGTAAGCCCACAACAGCGCGAAAGTGATAGCAAGCGAGTATGCGAGACATGGGCGCTGACATATGGCCTCTCATTAGTACGCCAGTGCGGAATCGATAGTAAATCAGTGCGGAAATAACAGTAACCTACACGGTGAATCCACAGTACGCCAGAATCGAAATAACAGTACGCCAGAGCTGAAACGATGTTGTATGTCAGAGTAAACGCGAAGAATTTAAGTAGCGAGATAGTAGAAGAGCCGAATCTATGTAGGCGCATGGCTATGCTATGCGCCTATCACATTTCAGAAACTATCAGCAATCTACAAGCGCCATGTGTGCTAGTGGGTTGCTATGTGGTTTTTGATACCACAATAGCTAAAACAGGAGAAGAAAAATGCAGTACACCAAATCATTCAGTAAGCTGCTGACCTACGGGTCAGCAAAGATCGACAAAACCCGCGCCACTTCCGGCGCGTGGGAAGCCGTACTCTACATGAGCCCCGCGACCGAATCAGTACCGTACGGTGGCGCAAACCTCTGCCCTAACGCCGGGGCGTGCGCCAACATCTGCCTGGGCGCTCACGCCGGGCGCATGCACATGCCGAACGCCATGCGCGCCCGGTTGAACCGGACGTTCATGTATTTGCAGGAACGTGAGGCATTCTATGCCCAATTGGGCAAGGAGATTGACGCCCATGTGCGTCGCGCCCGTCGAAAAGGGTTGCGCCCGGCAATCCGGCCTAACGGGTCTCAGGACTTGCGCGGCGTAGGCGCATGGGTCTCGCGTTACTGCGCGGCCAAGTACGGGTCAGAAGTGGCCGTGTACGACTACACAAAGATCGCGCCATTTCAGGTCGACGGCTATCACTTGACGTATAGTCACAGTGAGCGCCCGGAATCCTTGCGCGTGTCGCTTGATTGGCTCTCGCGTGGCGGTTCTGTCGCGGTTGTTTTCGCGGTCCGCAAGGGCCACCCGCTACCAAAAGAATGGAACGGCTACCCTGTTATCGACGGCGACCAATCGGACGCCCGGTTTACTGACGCGCCAGGTTCCGTTGTCGGGTTGCGAGTTAAGGGTTCATTCAAGAAGTCTTTCGGTAACCCGTTCGTGGTTATCGCGTAAGGGATAGAAATATCCCCGCTATTCGGGTAGGCGCACGCCTACCCTCACCGAAGCCGAAACCAAACCTAGGGAGACAACATGAGCGCACAATCAGCCATCCTCACGCCGTTGGCGAAAGAGCTGAACAAACAGCTCCTCAAACACATCGCGGGGTCGACGATATTCTGCCCCATTTGCAGCGACATCATGGACTACCGCCGCACGGTCGCGGTGTCCTTCATGCGGGGAAACAACCCTGTAGCAACTAAGGGCTGCTGCGGCACCTGTTTCGATGAAGTGATGCGTGCCAATGCCGAGCGCATTGCGAAAGAACACGAAATGACTATCGACATCGTCGACGGTCGCGCCAAGTAACCGACCCGCCGATGAGTCCCCGGCGGGGGACGAAACGGGCGCAAGCCCGTCCGGGGCGCATTTTAACCCCCCCTAACCAACAATTAAGGAGCACCATGAAACACAAATACACAAAGGCAGAAATCGAGGCAATGAAAGACGAGCTGCGGGCCATCCTGCCGCCTCTGGTCCTACTGGTCCGCCCTGTTCGGCGCAGTAGTGTACCTCAGCTTTAAGGCCTAGTCCAATACGTTGGACGGAAAGAAAAACATGACAGATAAAGAGATACTAGAACAGCTCGAAGCCATGACCTACAACGGCATGGTCACATTTTATGGCACCGTCAGGATAGAACTGTCCGACCTGAAGGATGCTATCGAAAACCTCATCACCCGCGCCTCAATGCCCGATATCTTCGGAGACTTAACGCCGTCCGATAAGGTGTTAGTGTCTATCATCAGGCAGTGGGTCCGAGTTAACAGCTAGTCCAATCCATTGGACTGCACGTTTAATAATTAAGGAGAAGCCTAACATGGCTAAACGCAAAAAGCACATCCTCGACGCCGGGGTTTGCCGGGAGATCGTACGCGATCTCCTGGACTCCGAAGGCCCAATGACGATATCGCAACTCGCATCGCGTATCCGCCCCGTGTTTCGGGTGGATACAGCATACCTCGCCATGACCGTCTGTGGTCGCAAGGCAGGGTTCGTGGTGGATAGCGGCGTGGTATACTCGAAACCGAATTCCAGATGGAGGAGTGGAAAATGAAGTGCAGGGTACTGAAGACGATGGCGCAGTACGACACTGCTGTAAAAGACGTGCTAGGATACACACTGTGGGCGCTGCTGTTCGCGGCAGTGATCTACATGAGCTTCAAGGCATAAGGAGGCTACGTTGAAGCGAGTAACAATCAACATTCAATACTGTGGGCGCTGCCCACACTGCGGGGAGACGACTATCCCCTACCCCAACGGGCGCGGGTATCTGATGGAGTGCCGCAACTTCCCCGCCCCTGTCCTGATCCAGCGGCCCGACGAGGAACACGGACCGTTCCCTGAGTGGTGTCCGCTGGAAAGCGCCAAGTAAAGGAGAAAACATGACATACAGTATCACCATTTCCACCGAAGACGTTTACGGGTTGACCGACCCCAGGAACCCCGCAGGATACGCAAAGACCGGGGAGTTCCGGCCACCACGCACCGGAGAATTCTTCCTGAACTCCGCTGAGACTTCGGCGATGAGAGCAGCGCACAACCACTCGACCGGGAACCCGCGCATTATCTTGCGGGAGATGGGCGAGAAGGAGTTGGTCATCCAGGAGGCGCTCCCGCTCCTCAGGTCTATCTACATGGAATCCAAAGACGAGAAGGTTTGGGATCTAATCAGGAAAGCGGAGGAAATGCTTGATGTTTAGCGCCACCGAGTTGTTCGGCGCGATCTCTGCAATCGCCCTGCGCGATGGGTTCTCTCAACTTTCGGCGCTCCGCAAGCGCCTGGAAGATCAACCGCAACTAGCCGGGCAGGAGTGCTACATCATCCTGAACGAGTTCGAGTCCGACATCTTCCCGGTCTCCGACTGCGAAGCCAAGTACACGGCTACCGTCAAGCCGTTCTTCATGTCGTTCGCGAAGAAGCACCAGACCTACCTGTACAAGCCCCAGGATGAGTCCATCGATACCGTTGAACGTGAAACCATGGTCAACCAGATTATCGACGGCGCGAAGTTCTAACCCAAACCAACCAAACCAAGGAGAAGATCACATGTTTGCCAATCAGTTCAAGAGGGCGATCCAGGTCGCCATCAATGCTCAGGTCCCGCTGTGGGTCTGGGGTCAGGCGGGTATCGGCAAGAGCGCCATCATCCGCACCGTCACCGCTGCTCTGCGCCGGGAACATATCGACGTGCGGCCCACGCAGATGGACCCCGTCGACATGGGCATCCCCTACGTCAAGGACGGCGTCTGCTACCGCGCTATCCCCAACTGGCTCCCCAAGGACGGCAACACCCTGATCGCCGTCGAGGAGTTGCCTGACGCCCCCATGTCTGTGCAGTGCGCCCTGTATCAGTTGGTCCTGGAGCGCCGCCTGGGCGACTACTCCCTGCCTGACGGCGCGTACATCTGCGCCACGGGCAACCGTGCCAAGGACGGCGGCAACTACAACCAGCCCCCGGCCCCGCTCATGAACCGCTTCCTGCACATCGAGCTTGAATCCGGCTACGATTCCTGGCTTGAGTGGGCTGCGGGTGGATACCAGAACGACGAGGTGGAGATCATCGCCCCTCGCCCTATCACCCCGCACATCCGCCCCGAGATCCGCGCCTTCTTCGGGTTCCGCAAGGACTTGCTCGTGCAGCAACCCGCCAAGAACGACTACGCCTTCTGCACTCCGCGCTCTGTCGAGTTCCTCTCCCGCATCCTCGACCAGCAGCCCAGTGATGACGTGGTTGGCGACATGATCCGCGGCACCATCGGTTCCGGCACCGGGTACGAGTTCCTGGGGTTCCTCAAGACGTGGCAGTCACTGCCGCAACTGAGCGCCATCATCCGCGACCCTGAATCCGTCCCTGTGCCGAAGGACCTCAGTGCCAACTACGCGACCTCTATCTACCTGTCCTCTAATTGGGACAAGCAGAACTCGAAGGCCCTCTGCACCTACATACAGCGACTGTCGCCGGAGTACGGGTGCCTGTTCCTCAAGGACGTGTGCAAGCGCGACAAAGCTGCGCCCACGTCTCGCCCCATCATCGAGATGATCTCTCGCCCCGAATACTCGCAGTTGATGTTCTAACACCAGGAGATATAGGAGACTACCATGTTGAATAATAATGCAGTCCTCGTTCGCTTCGCCGTCTCGCAGTGGACGGCCCGGAAGTACGACAAGAAGGCGACCTCTGAGGTCGAAGCCAATCACGGCACGAAGGGGGAGGTCGGGCGGTTCAACAAGCAACTCGCCGCCAAGAAGTACCTCCAGGAACTCTCCAGCAACATCTCGCTGGCGCGGAAGTTCCACTACACCCAGACGCTGCCTTGGCTCGATGCGGACGGAATCCGCATCCTGCCCACGGCCAACTTCACCAGCTACCAGGAGGGTATGTCTACCTTCCACGCGAAACATCAGGCGGCGCTCGATAAGTTCGTCGCGAGCTACCCTGATGTGATCGACGAAGCGCGGTATCGCCTCAACGGACTGTTCGACCCGTCAGAATTCCCTGCTATCCAGGACATTCGCGGCAAGTTCGATTGGTCTGTGTCCTTTTCTCCGGTGCCTGACGCCGGGGACTTCCGGGTGGATCTCCAGCAGTCCATCCTTGACGAGATGGAGCGGGACATGCAGCAGCGCCTCGCCGCCAACTACGACAGTGCCGTGCTGGATCTCTTTGAGCGCATCTATATCCAAACCTCGCACGTTGCCGAGCGGCTGGAAGGCTACACCGGGACTCGCGAAGGCAGCTTCCATGACTCGTTGATTGACAACACAATCGAACTTGCTTCGCTCTTGCCCCGTCTCAACGTGACAGGCAACGCCAAACTCAACGACATGGCGCGGCGCATCGACCACGAGTTGTGCCAGTACAAGGCAGACGTGCTGCGGGAGAACGATGCCGCCCGGCTCGACGTTGCTGCTCAGGCGAAGTCGATTGCCGAGGACGCTGCCGCTATCGCGAAGACGATGGGAGGGTTGTTCGCCTAACGGCGACACCCTCAACACAAAATTACAGTGTCCAAATTTGGACAAGGAGACAACATGAACACCACAGTACACACCCCGTCCACTGACAAGCATCGCGAAGCCGCCCAGAAGATCGTGCGCCAGAACGTACGCATGGCAATCGGCGCGGAACCGTTCTTCGGTTCTATTGCGATGCGCCTGCCGTGGGTTGCCGACGACAACTGCCCGACCATGGCGACCGATGGCACCTGCGTGGTATACAATCCGCAGTTCGTCCTGGAGATGAGCGCCGAGGAAGTCAAGGCCGTTGCGATCCACGAGATCATGCACGTTGCCCTTCTCCACCCGCTGCGCCTGAACGGGCGCGACCAGATGCGCGCCAACATGGCGATGGACTACGCCGTCAACCTGTTGCTGACCGATGCCCAGTACAAGCTGCCGCAGGGTGCATTGATCGACCGGACCTACGAGGGCATGTCCTGGGAGCAGATCTACGATCTACTTCCGGCGCAACCGAAGGGCAAGGGCAAGAGCAGCGGTGACGGCTCTGGCTCCGGTCGCGACTACAGCAACGGCGATGTCCTCGACCCCAAAGGGACTGCCGAGGAGCGCCAGAAGATGGAGGAGGAGATCAAGACCATCACGAGCCAGGCCGAGTCCAACGCCCAGGCGGCTGGCAAGATGCCGGGCAACCTGCGCGATGTTCTTCTCAAGTCCCGCGAGCCTGAGGAGGACTACCGTCACCTGTTTGAGAAGTTCGTCGCGCCGATCTACCCTCGCGACTACACTTGGCAGCGCCCCTCGCGCCGCTTCATCGGGCAGGACATGTACCTGCCGAGCATCCTTAAGGATGGCGTTGGCGAACTGATGGTCGCCGTCGATACCTCTGGCTCCATCTCGCATGACGTGCTGGAGAACTTCGTCGGCATGATCAACCACTTCCTGACCCGCGTTAAGCCCGAGAGGCTTCACGTTGTGTACTGCGATGCATCTGTGTACAAGCATGACCAGTTCAAGCCGGGAGCGCCGATGGAACTGGACGGGTGCAAGGTGCAGTCTGGTGGAACTCGCTTCTCCCCGGTGTTCAAGTACGCCCAGGACAACGAGATCAAGCCCAAGTGCTGCGTGTACCTGACGGACCTGGAGTGCTACGACTTCGGGCCGGAGCCGGAGTATCCGGTTCTGTGGATGCAGTACGGCAACTTCCGGGGCGAGGTTCCCTTCGGGCAGATCGTGAAGATCAAGACGGTTAAAGCATAGGAGACAACCATGATTACTGACTACACCGCGATGCTATCCATGGGGAGGGCGCAAGTCCTCCTCCATGATGGGACAAATATTGAGAGAGACATTGTGTACAACAAGAAGTGTGCCGTGTTTATTCAAGGGAAGCGGTCTGACTTCTCATTTCAGAGGATTCTCTGGGATGGTGAAAGCTGGGTGGCTGGAAGCAATAATACCCCCAATGAAGGGGAATTGCATCGGCTGCTTATCAACAGGTTCCTTGAAGTGTTTCCGTCTTCAGATTGCCAGTCCAGGGTTCGGTCGCTGCTCTTCTTTGCGTCATCGGCTTTCGGCGGTTACTCTTACGGCGGTCTGGTAGCTAATCACATAGAAACAAGACTTGGGAGAATCAGGTCTACCTACAGGCGGCTTGGATTCAAGGATCAAGTAGGGCGCTACAATGCGCCGCACTACACCCTCCGCGAGCACCGCTTCACCCAGCGCCAGCGAGACTACCGCAGGCTGAAAACCAAGCGAAACGCGCAACTTGAATCAATCGTGCAGTCCCTGGTCATCTCGTACAGCGGTAACTGCGCTGACTTCAAGCAAGGATCTTCGACCACTCCTTCGGACTACAGCAAGGGCTGGACTCTGCGCTTCTCTGATATGAAGATCGTTGCGTACGGGGAGAATAGAGCGATCAAGCGAGAGGTTGATCTCCTGCCTTTCAATCTGATGTCTCCCTCTTTTGTGGCACTCTATGGGATACGCAATGTCTTCTGCGCCAATATCGTAGAAGAGACCAGCGATACGATATGCCTCCAGGTGTTCAGCAAGAACTCTAAACACAAGGGATATGTCTGCGCCGAGAAGAACGGGGAAAAGCATACCTTCAAACAAGAGGACCCGGACAGGTGGGTCCACCTCCACAAGTACGGTCTGGACGACATCGGTGCCACCAAGGCCGAAGCCTACGCCCGTATGCTTGCCAAGTCCTGACGGACCTACAACCCGTCAAGACTGTCGTCGGCGAACATCTCCGCAACCGAAGCCGAGCGGTCCAGGTTGGGGAGTTCGTAGTAGGTACTCGTGGGAATGTCGTACTTCAACCGCGCCATCCCCTGCTTCCCGACCCACTTGAATCGGCACTTCCAAGAGTGGATCTCGACGTAGCCGTCCATGTCCTTCCGCTGCACCGTGATCCCGCAGTCAGTCTTGTTGTACCAGTGGGCTGACCCGCTGATGTCGTACCCAGTCGGCACCGGGATGCGGCCACCCTCTCGCATCATCTTCGCGGGGTGCGCCACAAACCAGACATGTACCTGATATGTCTTGGCGAACGCAGACACGCGGCTCAACATGCTGGACACCGCTTCGGTCTCGTTTGAATCCTTGCTGCGCTGTACCTCGATGCAGTTGTAGGGATCTATGACCAGCCCCTTGATACCGAATCTAATCACAGCAGCGTATGCTCTATCCAGCAAGCTGTCGAGTGTAGGCAGGTCCTTCGAGGATGCAAAGTCTAAGAAGACGAAGTGATCCTGACACCACCTATGCGCCCTCTTCGCCTCGTCAATCGTCATGCACCCAGGCCAACCCTGGAAGAAAGGCTTCTTCATGTACATCTCAGACAGCTTCGCCAGATGCTTGGCAGGTTCATTCTCCATGCTGGCTACAGCGAACTTCCACTCGTTACGCTGCGCCAGATTCACCATGATCTGGTCGAGGAAGTTACTCTTGCCGGAAGAGGGGACGCCAGTCACTACGGTCATCTGCCCCGGCGCTACAGTGTAGATCTCGTCCACGTTGGCAAACCCTGTACTCTCACCCTTACCATCGCCCTTCAGGAACAAGTCCATGACCTGCTCGTAGTAGTGGTCAGCGGTGTTCAGCGCCGTCAGCGGAAGAGGCTTGGCGTTGTCGAGGATGTTCTGCAAGGCGTCCCTGCCGTGCTTCATCAGTACATCGTTCAGGTCTTTGCAGTTGTTCGGGTAGTCCAGGGTCAGACACTTCGAGCGCCCGAATCTGCGGGTCAGTTCTTCTTGCAGAGCTTTGCCGGGGCCATCGTTGTCGGTCGCCAGGACGTAGGTCTTGAACCGCTCTAGGAAGTCCTGCAACTCCGAGAACCACGAGAACCTCTGGCTGGTGTTCTTCTCCCCCTTCGCTGGCGCTCCGGCAGGCACAGACACCCAGTTGGAGGCACCAACTTCAGCAACACTCAGGGCATCCATCTCGCCCTCGCAGATCACAAGCGGCAGATCGTAGTCGAACTTCTGCTGCAACCCAAACAACAACCCTCCAGCGCCAGGATCTTGTGTGAACTTCTTCTCTCTCACTGAGCGGTACTTGGAGGAGATGAGAGTGCCGGATAGATCGTAGTAGGGGAAAGCGATGCACCGTGTCTCTCCTCCCTCCCGGAAGAACTTGGTGACACTGAACAGCTTGGCTTCGGTCGCCGTTCTCAGTGAGATCCCACGCATCTTCAGGTACTCCATGTGGTCAAGCTCCACCCGCACTTCCCCTAGCACTGGCTGCGGCGCTGGCTCCGGCTCTTCCGCAAATAAAGAATCGAGGTCTTCAATGTTCATATCGTCGTCTCCCATGTCTCCAATCACTCCCGAGATGGAGCAGTGGTGGCAGCAGTACACGGCACCCTTGTCCCCGTGTGACCAGGACAGGACTGGCTCGGTAGAGTTCCTCCGGTTCGGGCTGCATGCAGGACACGGTGTTCTCCATGATCCACGGTTCATCTCCATGAACTGCTCTGCCAGCCTTCGTAGTTCCTGCGTCTCCATCACTCAAGGGTACATCAGGCAACCGAAAAATGGAACACATTTGCGCTTGTCAACATTCCCACATTCCTGTATCCTGTCTTCATGGCGCGGCTCACAGTTGAAATTCCCGATAAGCTGCACCGGGATCTGAAAGTAGCAGCAATTGAAAGGAACACAACAGTAAAGAGGTTAGCAACGGATGCCATCTACAACGAGATCCTTCGGGAACAGGCACGATCTGCCGGAACCAGTGTGCGCGGTTCTGACGGCGGACAGCTACGACCGGGGTCATGCAAACATATCGGTCACGGGCCTGATCCAATCCCCTCGGGTTCGGATCCTGAGCAAGAGTGGTAACCGCTTCGACGTAGCAGACATGGTCTGGTCTTCGTTCGGAACGGCGTGGCACTCACACGCCCAGGCCGCTCTCCAGGACTACAACCCCGAGTGGATCGTCGAAGAGCGGTACTTCGTCGATGTCAACGGCTGGGTTGTCTCCGGTCAGGCGGACCTCCAGACTACCAAAGATGACGGCACGATTCATCTCTGGGACTGGAAGGTTACGACCACCTCAAAGATTGCCAAGGGTTTGGCGGCAGAGTGGGAGCAGCAGTTGAACTGCTACGCCTATCTGATCCGGCGCTCTACAGGAAAGACCGTCACCAGCGCCACGGTTCTGGCAATCATGCGAGACTACAAGCGGAACCTCTTCAAGCGCCAGGATCATGGTGAATGTGCGGTGAAAGCGATTGAGATAAACCTGTGGCCGAAAGAGCAGCAGGAAGCCTACATCAAGCAACGTGTGGCGCTACACCAAGAGGTAGAGATGTCTCAGGCGATGGGCGAAAGGCTGATATACTGCACCGGGCTGGAGCAGTGGAGGGGGCCTGACTCCTTCGCAGTGATGGTCGAGGGCAAGAAGCGTGCCAAGATGATCTGCGACACCGAAACGGAAGCAGAGTTCCAGGCAAGCATGGTGCAGGGCGGGTATGTCGAGAAGCGGTTCGGCATCCCACTGAAGTGCCAAGCAAACTACTGCGGGGTATCACAACAGTGCGACCAGAAGCAGAACGAGAAGTTGTACCAGATTCTAGGACGAAAGGATCCAAATGACCAATACGGGGACTAGCAATATCACGAGCGCCATCCTTAAGGTGATGAGCGGCGTATCGTTCGTACAGAAGGCCGGGAAGAACGAGTTCCACAACTACAAGTACGCGACAGAGGGAGACGCTCTCGCGGCACTGCGTCCTCACCTGATTGCCAACGAGCTTATCATCCTCTCGGATGTGATCGAGCATACCTTTCCCGACGAGTTCGGCAACACGACCGTCAAGGTTCAGTACCGGATCATTCACTCCAGCGGGGAGGAGCTTGTCTGCCACTTCGTTGGGTGCGGCAACGACCGCTCCAGCAAGGGTGCGATTGGCGACAAGGGAATCTACAAGGCGCTGACCGGGGCGAACAAATACTTCCTGCTCAAGACGTTCCAGCTTGAGACTGGGGACGACCCCGAGCGGGACGACAACAGCGGCGACAAGGGCGGGGACTACCTTCCCCCTCAGCGCCAGAAGAAAGCGCCGGAATCCAAACCCCAGGTGCAGGAGCAGGACGCGCCCGGAATTGATGTCGATGCGTTCATCTCGCAGGTCAAGGAAGAGCTTGAACACTGCGGGACGAAGGATGAAGTGAAGCAGGTTTGGCGGCGCTATCAGAAAGAGATCGGCGTCATCAAGGTAAGTTTTGCGGACAGGGAGCAGGAAGTCGTCTCTGTGTTCGCCAATGCAAACAAGCAAGCCAAGTAGGAGATAACTCACATGGAAAAGAACTACACCGACAGTGGCATTCTGTTCGTCAACAAGACGCAGAACGACAAGGCACCCGCCTTCAAGGGTGATATCGAACTGAGCGCCGAGGTTGTGAAGTACCTCGTCGACAACCTGAAGGGCGGCAAGCCTGCCAAGCTTGACCTTGCCGGGTGGAACCGGACTAGCACCAAGGGTACGCAGTTCATCAGCCTGAAGGCGTCGAAGCCGTACGTTCGTGACGGTGCGCCTGCGAACAAGCCTGCCTCGAAGAACCCTTGGGAATAGCGGAGGGTATATGCTGGTCACCCAGCAATACATGGAGGAATAATATATGCTGGTGGGAGATGCTTGGGAGATTTACAGGAGAGAATGTAGCGACGACATTCTCTTCTGGAATCGACAGAGACTGGCGCACGAACACCTGAAGGCGCTGGATGGGATTGCCATTGAAAGCCTGAAGCCCTCTGTGATTCGAGAGGCACTGAAGGGATTGTCGAAGTATTCCAGTAGCACCCTGCGCCGGGATCTTCAGGCACTGAATGCGGCAATCAATACCTGCCGGAAGCTGGGGCTGATCACGCATCAGCCCTACATTCCGATGCCGAAGGAGTCAGCGCCCCGGAAACAGTTCGCTACCTGGGAGCAGATGCGAATGATTCTCGACGGCGCTGATCACTACGAACCGTGGATGAAGACTCTGGCAATGCTGCTCTGCTACACGGGGCAGCGGATGGGGATTATCATGCGCCTGACTTGGGGCGAGATCGATCTCCAAAACCAGACGATCTGGTATAGCGCCAAGAGAAACAGTAGGCAGAAGGGTGCGCTGGATGTCGCTATGAATGCAGAACTCTACGCATACCTGTGGAACCTACGCCAGCAGCTTGGGTATCCGGCTGACAACAGGCCCGTGGTAAGCGACGAGCATGGTCGGCGTCCCGGTTCACCCAACTACTGGTGGCGCAAGTTGCTCAACTCAGTCGGGCTGGACAAGTCCTTCAGCCCACACATTATGCGGCACTCTGTTGCCACGAACTTGGTTCGTGAGGGTGTGCCGTTGATCAAGGTCAGCAAGTTGCTGGGACATTCCAGCACTGCCATAACCGAGCGAGTGTACGCCAAGTTCTCGCCGGGATTCACGAAGGATGCAGTCGATGCCATTCGGCCACACAGTTCTAGCAATTGATCCAGGCCCGGTGCAGTCTGCCTACGCCGTCATTCGACGCAAGGACCTGTACATCGAAGAGTTCGGGATACTGGACAACAAGAAGTTGATACCACGGTTGCTTGAGATTTGTCAGGATACCCGTATTGACATTGCAGTGGAAATGATTGCATCATATGGTATGGCAGTTGGTGCCACGGTGTTTGAGACGTGTGTGTGGATAGGGCGGATACTCCAGGCCGTGGATCCAAACGGGATCAAGAGTGTCCGCATCTACCGCAAAGACGTGAAGATGAATCTCTGCGGCGCTACCAAAGCCAAGGACGCAAACATCCGGCAGGCCATCATCGACCGATACTCCGCGCTGTACGGAGAGAACTGCACGAAGAAGAACGGGATGCTGTACAAGGTATCGAAGGATGCTTGGGCAGCGATAGCCGTAGGATTAACCGCAATCGATAAGGAGATATGAAATGACGGAGATCTTTACAAATATCGTCGTGATAGGCATGCCTCTACTCATGGGGGCGATAGTTATGAAGTATTACCACAAGGTCCCCTCCCGTGAGGCGATGTGGCATCATGGCGCTGCATGGTGCGCCGCGAACCGTGACGCCTGTGCTCTCCGCAAGCAGCGGAGGCAGGAGTACCTGAAGCTGAACGGCGCGGAGGTGGCGAAGTGAACCACGCCAAATTCATCTACCGCAAGAAGCAGACCTTGCGCGACAAAAACACGATCTACATGTGGGAACTGATCGACAAGCAGACTAAAAACGGCGTCCACTTTCACGGCGCGAAGTATGACGCGGCGCTCTTGAAAGAGGACTCATTCCTATACGACCGCAATAGCTACGGGTTCTCGACCTACGGCATCGAGCGCCACGCCGCAACGGGGCAGGGCACGCCATCGCACACCGATTGCCAAGTAACGGGCGGCAATTGCTGGCACGACGGCACCAGCCTGTACGCCGAGGAGCGGCTGGAGCACGTCAATCCTGACGACTGCGATAGCGAGGTGTGGTTTGTTTTGGAACAGTTTTACGCATCGCATTTCGAGACGGAGGTGCTGTATGCCTGAACCAACCTACAAGATCGCCCAACGCTTGCACGAGCGCCGCGCGGCCAAGGGGCTGGAGACGTACGGGCGGCACCTCGACGCGAACAGCAAGGGCTGCATGTTAGTCCACGCGCTCGAAGAGGCGGCGGATCAGGTCAATTATCTTCTTGCGGAGATCCAGCGGCGGCAAAAGCTGATGAAGTGGCTCAAGATCATCAGCGATGAAGGCGAGAAGTGGTCAGACTGGGCGCACGGCTGGTTTGTGGATCTCGGCGGCGAATCCGCCCTTGCGCAGTACGACGAGATCCTGGGCGGGGCGGAAAATGCAACGGTTGACCCCCGCGACGAGGCGCTGCGGGTGGCTACGGAGGCGCTGGAAAACATCAAACGACGCGCCGAGCCTCTGGGCATTGATCGCGGCGACACTACGACCTATTTAATGGCGTCCACCGCCCTCGCCGTCATCTGCGCCGCCGCGGGTGCGCGATGAGCCGGGTTGACATCGCCGAACTGCGGCGGATGTGGGAGGCGGCGACGAAGGGGGTCTTCTGGCAGGAAGAGGTTGCGTTCGGCGAGGCGTGCAAGGCAAATCTCCCCGCCCTCCTCGACGAACTGGAGGCGCTGCGGGAGGAGGTGCGGCGGTTGCGAGAAATCGTCACCGCGCCGACATGTCGCGAGGCTTTGGCGCTGCTGGCCGGGAAAGACGCCCGCGACCGCCGCATGAAGGCCATCGGCGCGGCCGAGGAGTTGGAGCGGTCAGCTAAGACGCTGCGTGAGGATCTGGCCGACATGAACCCGCCCGAGTTTGCGTCACGCGGCAAGGTCGCTCCGGGCTATTGCGAGTGCCTGCAAGACGTTGCGGACGGAATGGAAGAACGAGCCGCGCAACTGCGGCGGGAGGCGGAAGCGAATGGGTAAAGCATGGAGCGACTACATGGCGAAGAACGGAAAGCAGGAGTACGAAATCGGCGATCCGATGACGATCATCGACCAACTCCGCGCCGAACTCGCGGCGGCACACGAGACGATTGCAGCGGCGCAGGAAGAGGTCGCGGCGCTGTGCGCGGAGCACAATGCGACGGTGGACGAGCGCGATGCACTCCGCGCCGAACTCGCGGCGGTGAAGGAGGAGGCCGACAGCGCCACGCGGAACTGGAAGCTGACCCAAGAGCGGGCGACGAGATGGGCAAAGGAGTCCACCGCACTCGCCGCCGACAACGCGCGGCTGCGGAAGGCGCTGGAGACGATTGCCGACGATGGCATTGAGCGAAGCCGGGACCCGCGTACTGTCATCGCGCAATCCGCCCTCGCCGCGACCCCCGCCCAGTCCCTCGCCGCGCACGATGCGGCGCTGTTGCGGGAGGTGGCAAATGCGTTTGAGGCGCAAGAAATAAACACAGAAACTAGGGAACCGTCCGAAAGCTACGATACCGGCTACCGCGATGGGCAATACTGCGCCGTCAATTGGCTGATAGCCAAGGTAGCCAGCATCAAGAAAGAGGCGCAGCGTGGCTGAACAAATGATCCGACTCTCTGCCGCCCGCGAGATTATTGAAGCCGAGCGGGAGATTTACGAACAGTGGGTCACCTATGGGCCGGTTGAGTGGCCGAAATTTTCGTCCAAAGCTATCTATCGCTTGTTGGCCGACCAGTGCGCCGACATTCTCACCAAGATCGAGGCCGCTGCGAAGGCACCCCATGCATGACCTGAAGGCGGCGGCGAAAACACTGCGGCACGAGGTGCCGGAATCCGAGGTGCTGACCCTCGCCGCGCAAGCACTGGAGGCGTGGGCGTGGCAGCAGGAGACTGGGGCGCTCACTCAACCCGGAGACAACGGTTGGTGGGTGTGTATTTCTGGTGATGGGTCGGGGACGTACGCCGCCGACACGCCCCTTGGCGCGCTGATGGCGGCGATGGAGGGGGAAAGCAAATGACCGACGCCGAGAAAACACGCCTGCTGGCTGAGCTAGTCCAATGGAAAGGTGCGCGGTGCTTTGAGCCCCTCACCAACCTCGCCCACGCTGGCGAAGTGCTGGAGGCTATGCGGGCGGAAGGGTGGGGTTTTTTCTCTCGTCACGACATCGGCAAGCAGGTCTTTTTTGCGTTTGGCCGAGCGGGTTGTGAGTACGGGGTGGCCGCTAATTTGCTTTCCACCGCCATCTGCCACGCCGCGCTACTGGCCGAGGGAGTTAAGGAGGAGGAACTGTGAAGCGAGTAAATGAGCGCCGCTGGGCGCTGGTTGATGAGACGGGCGAAACGATTGAGCTTTGCGAGTCCGGGTTGAGCAAGAAGGCAGTTAAGGCCATATGGTTCAATTACCCTGAGTGCCGTATTGCCTGCGTACAGATCACCGAAATTAAGGAGGCGAGCGATGGAAAGGGATGAAGTGCTGGAGCGGCTGGACGCAGCCGGAGCGGATCGCGGGCCGATTCAGTACGAGTTGGTGCATGTTAGCCTTCTCCGCGCCGCAGCCGAGATCATCCGGGAGAGCGGGAAAGTCGCTGAGGCGCTAGGCGAGATCGTATCGTGCGAGCCAATCGACCATGATCCGGTACACAAGCGGATCAAGTACGTTGAGGTCCAAATCCATCGCACCGATATCGATCGGTATCGAAAGATCGTGGCTGATTATTTCGAGCCAGCGCCGACCGAGCGTGGATAGATGGGGCTCGTTTCGGCTGGAATTGCGGGGTGCTGGAATCTCGCAACGATTTAGATGCTGCAATTGATTCGCGTCGAAGGCAGATAGCCGAGGCTGACCGCATCGAGGCCGAGAAAAAAGTATTAGTGTGGTTATCAGGAGAGATAGAGAATGATCGTCAAACTTAAGACAACAAGCGCATCTGTGAAGATCCCCGTCTACGCGCATGGGGCGATGGAAGACGCAGGCATGGACCTGCACGCCGACGAGGAGGTGTTCCTGCGCCCCAATGAACCGCAGGTAGTGAAGACCGGGCTTCACATCGAGCTTCCCCCTGGCTGCGAAGCTCAGATCAGAAGCCGCTCCGGTCTGGCGCTGAAGCATGGTATCGTAGTCCTCAACTCTCCCGGCACAATCGATCCGGCCTACCGTGGGGAGATCGGCGTGATCCTCTGCTGGAATGGATACAGGCAGATCGGAGACCAGCCTTTCGTAGTAGAGAAGGGCATGCGGATTGCCCAGATGGTGCTATCCAGGTACGAGCCTATTGCCTTTGAACAGGCGCAGAGTTTATCGGAGTCCTCTCGCGGCTCCGGCGGTTTTGGTTCTACCGGAACTCGGTAGATATCAGACGGTCAAGAGACCGAATTCAAACAGAAAGGAATGAGGAATAGAGAAACGCTAAACTAGCAATCCAGAGACTCCCCAGGTGACCCCTGGGGCCACTGTACTCAAGATTGAGTGCCGTGACGCGAGGGGTTATCATGTAGTATGCAGACTACACAGCAGTCTCCGTCTTCGTGGATGGTGTCCAAGAACTTCAAGCTATCTGAGGTGACCTGTAAGCACTGCGGCAGGCACGGGATGCAGAAGGAATTCATCGATCTCCTACAGCAGTTCAGGGATTTCCTTGGAGCGCCAGTTGTAATCACAAGCGGGTATCGCTGTGCTGGTCACCCTGTCGAAGCTGCCAAAAAAGGCAAGGTAGGCAGGCACAGGATGGGCGTGGCTGTAGATATCCACAGCCCCGGCATGAGCTTGGAAAATCTCTACAAGAAGATCGTAGAGTTCGGGCGCTTCCTGGGTGTTGGTGTATCCCTCGAAGGTGGGTTCATACATTGCGACAAAAGGGAGACTAAAGCGAGATGGAAGTACAAGGACGGAAAAGACGTGGCCTGGGACGGGAAATGGGAGACATTGTAGCGGAAGATGTGGCGGTAGGTGCGCTGCTCAAGCCGCTCAAGCTGACGATCAACGACCCATCGTTTCCTATATCCATGCGCCTGAAGAACGAGCGCGGGGAGGACGTGCCAAATCCTAGCGCCAGCAAAGATCTGTACCGGGTAGCGCAGCAGATATCTAAGCAGATCAGGTTCCTTCCAGTGGAGGGCGTGGCGCTCAAGGTGGAGTATCACGACAAGAACAAGCTAAGGGATTACCCGGCGCTGTTGGACTGCGTGTTAAGGGTGTTGTATCGTGCGTGCATAATCGAGTGTATGTCCAGCAACTCTGTTGAGGATATAGAGATTAAGCAGGTGAGGAGTGATAGGCGCAAGGTTGTTATCAACATTACGCCTACCAGGGTGTCATCGCCAGAGAAGCAGGCTACCGAAGCCGCAGTGGAACTTCCTTCTTGAACTCCTGAGCTTCTTTTGCGAGAGAGATGATCTGCTGCTGAAGGTCGTTCAGTTCATCTCTCTTTTCGCTGGGGGATAGATCGGGATCAGACTGGATCATTCTCTTAGCGCGATTCAGTTCCCTGATCTCCTCGACAATAGGCTTGACCTGCTCCCCAACTTCAGCCAGGGTGTAGAGTTCTTCTTCCTTGGCCTCGGACAGTTCCCTACCGCTCTCAGAGTATGCCTTCAAGGTGGTCACTGCCATCTTCGCGGCCTCGTCAATCATGTACAGATCTTCGACGGCCTTCTTTCCATCTGGAGATTTGAACAAAGGGCCAAGGATGGGCAGGAGATACGGCTCAGAGAACCTCAACCTCTCCGGCGTTGGCGCTCCACTGCCCATATCCAGTAGCCTGCCGATCACATCAGCAGCATAAGCGCCGTTTGTGCCGAAGTATCCACGGATGAGGTGGTCAACCATCACAGGAGAAACAGGAACTGGAGTTTCTGCTGCTGCCTTCCCGGCCAACTTGGCGACTCCGGTAGTGTATTCGGTGTAGCGGTCTTCGGGGAGGAGGCTGGCAAGGTACTGATTCTCAATCGGCCTCCGGGTGTAGAAGTCGAAGTTCCCCATAACCTCGATAGCAGGAAGCGCCACCTGCGGAATGGGGTTGAAGGATAAGGTATCCACCACTGCTCTCTTCATTGCATCGACCAACTCAGCGCCATCAGAACGGCCAAGCGCCATAGTGATCATCCTCTCAGGCAGCATCTTGCTGACAATGCCAAGCTCTTGAGGGATGGGGAATTTGATGACCGTACCCTCTCGAATGCCGGGGATAAAGTCGATTGGCAAGAACATATTGGCGTCACGCTCCTCGTCGGTAGCGTTGAGCCAAGCCGGGTGGTCAGACATGAGCAAGGCGTAGATCGAAGACAGGCCCACGAAGTAGGCGAACCTAGCGACAGCGGCCCGCTTCATCTCGGCGCTGGCTTGATTCGGCATCATCTTCTCGCCCCTCATGGTGCGGTAGAAGACGTCAACGCCCTGGATTCTGGCGTTGAAGAACGGGATCAGCGCCATGGCGATCTGGAGACCACGGGAGCTTCCCTTGCGAGAGAAGTTAATGGTCTCCATAGCGGCAAACAAAGCCTCCGCTCGATCACCAGTCTTCTCTAGGACATCCTGATACACCTTTGTCCTCGTGCTGGACTCAGAGATCTCAGCAGCACGCTCAAGGGTATCGTACAGCTTGACCAAGGCGTTCTTCTGCTCCTCGCCAATCTCCTGGCGAATAGCCCTGGCTACTTCAGACAGGCTCTTCTTTCTCAAGCCGGAACTGGAAATGCCAGCAGACTTCAGTGCCTTGAATTCAGGAGAGTTCTTGTACGCCAGCTGGATTCCCTTGAACATCTCCTTAGCCGGAGGCGTGAGATTGTTACCGAATCGACCGAGCGCCCACGCCTGGACAGTATCCCTGATCGTGTTCCTGACAATGAAGGTTGGGGACAGGGTTGTACCCCTGCGGAGAGCCTCAGTAGCCAGCGCCATGCCTTTGAGAACATCTTGAACAGGGAAGCCAGACTCAGCTACGGCGTTATACAAAGTCTCATCTTGAACTTCGTAGTGCTTCTTGACGCCATTCTCTCGAATGGTTATTACATTGGTGCCTTGAGCTGCATCTCCCGGCTTGTCGATTGACTTCATGTAGCCAGTGAGCACACCGTCTCTAGCGACCTTTCTTGCAGAGAAGTTCTTAGCAGCAGTTCCGACCATGTAGTAGGTGTTGGCGACGATGTTCTCAATCGCATCATTGACAGAGAGATCCCGACCAGTCAGCCCCTTGGGATTCGAGAGGTTGGTGACCTGAGAGTTCATCTTCGGCGCATCGACCTCTCCAGTATCGACCGTCCCATCCTGAGTCTTGATCGTAGGAATACGGTAGAACGGGATGTAGAACGAAGACTTCCAGGCCTTCGCCTCACCTACAGAGATGAACCCACTCTTACGGAGGATGTCTACTAGGTTGTCGTTGTACTGCTTGAAGTTATTGATCTCTGTGTCTATGTCTTTATCGTTGACCCACCTGTCGTATTCACGATTGACATCCTGTTCAGAGATTGTGCCACCAGGGTCCTTGCCAGCCGCCTTCAGATCCCTGTACCTTTTGGCGTAAGCAAAGTTGAAGAATGCGTCGAGCTTGTCCTTCTCTTTCAGGCGCTGGAAGATCTTGAGCGGCGCTATTTCAGGATTGTCGGCAGCAAGAAGAATGCTTCCCTCCATCTTGAAGCCGCCAGTTTCAAGGCCAGCTAAGGCAATGTCCTGAGCTTTATCCATGAACAGGAGAGAGTGATACGAGCCTTCTGCGGCGCTGAGGAACCTCTTTTCCCCGGTCTTGGCGTAGGCTTTGATTGCCATCAAGCGAACCGGATCATACCTGTCCACCATCTTCTGCCTGGACAGGTTGTCCTTGAAGATGTCCTTGATCTTATCGACGACCCCCTTGGGTTGCCTCTTTACAAAGAACGGGGTGACAGCGCCGGAACCCTGGGGATTGGTGAGGGGATCATTCTTGACCGCTTGAGGTTGAGAAGGTGCGAGTTCTGCTTTGCCGGGAGTGGCAGCTTTTTCAACTGATTTAGCTGTGGCCTGAGGTACTGGGCCTGCCACAGCGGGAGCAACAGCGCCAGCCTCAGCAGACTTCCTGGCTTTGTCAGAGATATAGCGAGACTTGCCAACCCTGACAATGTCCCCGCTGCTCATCATCCGCTTGATGATCTCATCCACATCTTCCGGCGCGATGTCGAGATCTTGGATCAGGTACTGCTGGGCGTTCTTGATTGGAGTCTTGCGGTCAAACTTCGAGGCTAGACCAGAGAGCGCCTTCTGGTACTTCTCGTCAGCAGCCTCTTCTTCCTCCCCGTATACCTTGGTCTCTACTTCTGCTTCTTGCTGCCCACCAACGCGAGGAGCGACTTCCTTCATGCCAACGCGCTTGACCTTGCCATCTACCAACTCAAACTCAGAGGTAAATCCACGCTTGCCGATGTCGCCAGACTTGATCGCAGCCAGAACATCCTCGGCGCTTCTGTATCCAAGGGCAGCGGTATTGCGCCCGAAGTCCATGAAGTACCGGGCCTTATTGATCAGCGAGAGAGAAGACCTGTCCAGGCGCTTGGGATCAACGCTGTTCAGTTCCTTGGCCTTTATCGCAACGGCTTCTTCATCCAGTGCCTCCCTGACCTTCTGGTCATTCATGCCCTGGTCTTTGTAGAGCTTTGTGTACGCCTCACGCTGCTCGTCGTTCAGTGTGTCTGCATTGAACCTGGAGGTAAGCAGTGACCACTCAGCGTCACTGATCAGCCCAGTCTCGCGCATGCCGTGAACGATCTCGTGGTCCATCGACCCGATCATTTCGTCAATCGAGCGGACCTTCCCTTGCGGCGCTACGGCGATGCTGATCACACGGTCAAGGTACTGACCAGTGTTAGGTGTTCCTTCGATCTTTTCAGACAGGCCAACCGTGAAGATGTCGCTCAGATTCCGGCGCTTGAGAGCATCCCTGATCTCGGGAGCAACTTTGCGCTCTGTCTCTTCTAGGTTGAACGCACGCTGCTGCTGTTCGATATTCGGGTTGCTGCTGATGGGGAGTTCAAACCTGGGGCCGGGAGCGCCATCGTTGAGATACCGTTTGCCTTCAATCTCAACAATATCTCCACGCTCAACCATGTGATTGAACATCTCTTTAGATGCTGCGCGAGTTGGCTTGATAGTGCTTGTTGGGTCTTCAGAGACAGTCTTGGCGGCGGCGTAGACAGTGTCTGGATTGACAGGTATCAACCCGCTTTCATCCCTTACGGTGGCGTTGAGTTCCTTCTTTACAGATCTGTAGTCGTCCCTGTTGTAGAGGGTTTCGCGAGTCTTAAAGTCCTCTTCTTCCGCGATCTCCTCAGGGGTAACTGTCTTCCCTTGCCCGCTCTCGATTAGGGAATCAACTCGCCCCTTGTTCACATCAGACAGATTCTTGTACTGAGTGCCGAATCGAGTATACGCAACCCGGTTCTGGAGTTTGTAGATCGGATCGCCAAACTCAGGCATTCCAGCGGCAGCGGCTTCGACGTTCTGCTGAGTTCTCTCTTGCGCCTTCTTGGATAGCTCTTGGTTCTGGGATTCGATCTCAGACCTGCGAACATCAATCAGATCGCCAAGGGCAATAAGTTCAGAGTCCTTCAACTTCCCAAGTGGCTTCTTGAATTCAGACCGCGCCAGATCAGATGCGATGCCGAAGTTCTCATCTGCCTTGATCTTGGCAGACAGCCTTTGGCGCATGAAGTTGTCGAATCCCTCTTGGGCATATGCGTTCTTGAGGGATGCCTCTTCAGCCGCCTGCTCTTTGGAGATTTCCTTCGACCGACTCTTATCCACAAAAGACCGAGTCTCTTCCGGGGTCATGTCATCGAAGATCTTGGTTTGCTCTGGGGTCATATCCTGGACATACTTGTTCAGGATGTTTCGCTGTAACGGAGACCACTCTTCAATAGGCTTCACCGCTGGATCAGGGAGAAATCCAGGGTAGTCTGGCAGGGAATTGATTCGCTCCCCTCTGCCCGCAAGCCGTTCCTGGCTCCGAGATTCACGGTACTCTTTCCTAATCTGACCCTGGCGCTCAAGCTCCAACTGTCTGGCGGCTTCCTCTTGGGCGATTCTATTGGCTTCCGCTTCTTCGAATGGTCTTTGAAACTCCCTGTTTGATTCTTCTTGGGCTTGCCGCATCTGAGCGATAAGCTCCGCTTCCTCTCGCGCCCTTTGAGATAAGGACACAGCGCCTTTCAAGGATTCCTCACTGGCTTCAGGGAGAGCTAAGATGCCACTCGTAGCCAATGGGTCGGCTTGGGTGAGCGCCGCCTCAGTAGCAGCCCGCTTCTCCCTCTTGGGGCGCTCTCCCTCAACAAGAGAGATGTCCTCGCCGCGAAGCTGAACGGCAGACTCCTCTCCAGTCGGAAGGTATGGCAGTCCTTCCGCCTCAAGCTCCCTTCTCCTGTTCAAATCACCTTGCAGTTTTTTCTTGCGGAAGTAGACGTCCTGGTACAACTGAGCGCCACCCTGAAGGGCAGACCCAGCAATGCCGCCAAGCAACGCAGCCTCACCGATTCCCTCAAGTGCAGCCTGCTCTTGGTTGTACCTCTGCTCGATCACGTTCTGGAGAACCTGCTGCGCCGCTTCAGTACCGGCCTCGCCCACGCCGGTAATAGCAGCCTCAGCCAGCCGCTTTCCAAGGGTAGTGTCTGCGGCGCGGGTAAGGATCTCGGCCTCAGCGGAAGATGGGATAGCGCCAAGAATCCTTCTCATCGGCGCAAAACGGCCAAGCGCCTCGCCAAACGGAACAGCTTCCAGCGCAGCGGTGCCAGCGCCAGCCCCAAGGGCATAGAGTTGACGCATCGCCGGGTCAATGACTTCACCCTGAGCCTCCTGCTCCCGCATGCGCTCAACCTGTTCTCCAGCACCCTGGATACCAGACATAGCGGCAGTCAAGTAAGGAGCGGCCTTCACCAACTTGCCAGCGCCACCAAGAACTTTTGCAGCAACACCTGGAGTAAAGAAGGAAGCAATACCGCCGATAGTCTGGCCGACCTGAGCGCCCCTAGATGCAGCGGCCTCTTCGCCTACAGCCTGCCTCAGCTTCTCCTGGATGTACTCATTAACAGCAACACCAGCTTCCTCTACAGGCTTGATCCCAGTTAAACCACCGATGCCTTCAAGTGTGCTGCCCACCAAGCCAGATGCAAGACCAGCAGGAAGACCAGCGATACCAGCAACTACCTGCATAGGCAGAGACACTTCTGGCTTCTTCTCAGGCTCTTCCGGCGCTACGGGTCGCCCCAGAGACGGCATTGACTTCCTTGCCTCTGCGGCAGCATATTCAGAGAGTTCTCTCCCTGTGAGTTCGGCTGGAACTTCCATGTAGCCGAACCCTCGTAGATAGATTATTTGGGTAGCCATGCGCCTTCCTAAAAGCTATGGTACAGGAAGACGAACTCAGTCATGTTCGCCGGGAAGATCAACAACTTTAATGCCACTCAGACTTGCTAATGGCGCTTGGATTTTGCTTAACTGGGCAGTCGCGTTCTTGATCTGCTCGTTGATCGATGCTCTCTCGGCATCACCCCTGCGGCCAAGGGGGATGGACTTCTTCTGGTCCATAAGGCTCTTGAGTGTATCCTTCAAGGAAACCTCTTGAGCCTTGAGGGCATTTAGCTGCATAACCCTAGGATCAGAGGCACCCCTACTCCTAGCGCCAGCCCCGATATTGGCAACGGCAAGCCGGTTCTGAAGCTCCTTGTCGGTCCTCTCCTTTTCGGCCTGCATCTTGGCAAGATCTCGGACGTAGTTCAACTGGGCATTTAGTGTCTCAAGATTCTTCTGGGCATTGAATCTATCGAAATCAGTCTGCGCCCGCTCGAATGCCTCCTGCTCGCGCTGAATTCTGGACTCAATCATGTTCATCATGGAAATCGCGTTGCCACGTTCGCTTGAGGCCATCTGAGACGCAAGGTCAATCTCTTTAGCCTTGTTCTGCTGGAGAATGTTCTTGAAGGCCATCTCTGCTAAAACAGCAGTCTGGATATCCTTCTTCTTCTGCTCCCTGTTGGCTTGAATCGCTTCAGTGGCACCCATGATCCCACGAGCCAGCTTCCCAGCGAAGGTCTCGCGAGGATCAAACCTGCTCATCTCCCTAGCGCCAGCAGTGAAGGCAGCGCCGAGAACAGGACGGCCAGCCTCAGCCTCAGCCCTCTGCCTCCTGAGGTAGTCTTCGTACTGCGAGTAATCCTGAGCGCCAAGTAAAGCCCTGGCAGCATCGATCTTTTCCTGGATCCCAGGCATTTTGTATGCCCGTTCGTACTCTGCCCTGACGGCCTCTCGGTTAGAGGACGGTGGCCTGGGCCTAGCCATCGACACATTCGCCATCTGGCCCATAAGCCTCAGCGCCTGATCACTGTAGTCCTGGTACGGCGAGACGACCCGGCCCTTATCCGCATACCTAGCAACATGGCCCCCACCTGCCATACCCATGGCCCCCTGCGGCATCGCCTGCATAATGCCCTGCGCCTGGGGATTGGGTTGAGCCTGGGGTTGCTGTTGCTGAGGCTGGCCCTGCGCTAGATTCTGCGCCACCTGTTGAATCACAGGCTGCTGCTGCTGCTGGCCCTGCTGCGCTTTGGCATACTCAGCCCTCAACTGTTCCCGGCGCTTCATCTCCGCAAGCACCAGATAGGGAGGCACTGCAACAGGGTTCTGACCAGCAACCATAAGCTGCTGATCAGAAAGATTCTTGAGGTCGTCTGCTGCCTTAACGAGATTCATGCTTCACCTTACTTGTTTCCGATTGCGGAGATCAACCCAGGAATAGAGCCGATCAGAGAGGATATACCGCCAGCGGTATCAGGTCGCTGGAACTGCACACCCTCCACTTGCATACCAGTCGGCACACCACCCAGAATGCCCTGCAAGAAGTTCATCTGCTGATACGGGAAGTTCTGCTGGTTGATGAAGTCCTGGTACGCCATGTTCAGCGCCGCCTGAGTACGAGCGTCGATAGCGCCACCAGCCTGCTGCATAGCCGCCAGCCTCTGAAGCTCAAGCTGCTGCGCCAAGCCAGGAATGCCCATCATTGTACCGCCAAGCCCAGCCAGACCAGCGGCACCGGACTGTGCCTGCTGTATCGCTGCAAGCCTGTTGGTGAAGTCACGCTGGCGTGCAGCTTCCTGCTCTGCCGATGCCTGCTTCATGGCATCCAACTGCATCTGCCAAGTGGCGATGTCACCGGACTGAGAAGCCTTCGCGGCTTCGAGACCAGCCTGGGTGCCGAGTTGCTGAGTAGCGAGAGCAGACTGGAGATTCGCCTGACCAGCCGTAAGCCCAGCCTGCTGATTCGCCAACTGAGACTGAAGAGCCTGCTGTGCCGCGAGGTTCTGGACGCCCAGCCGAGCGCCGAGATTCTCTCTGCCAACAGTGAGGCCAGCCTGTTGATTCGCAAGCGCCGCCTGGAGGTCCTGAGCAGACTGGCTACGAAGGATATCCGCCGTAGTCCCGTACTGCGTAAGCCCAGCCTGTTGACGCGCCTGCTGATTGGCAAGAGCAGCCTGTAGCCCGGTCTGAGTGCCAAGCTGTTGAGTAGAGAGATTGGCAGCAAGGTTCTCCCTGGCAGCGGTCTGTGCGGCTTGCTGGTTTGCCAAAGCGGCCTGGAGATCCTGGGCAGATTGAGAGCGAAGGATATCAGCCCTGGTCCCGTACTGAGTGAGGCCAGCCTGCTGTGCCGCCTGTTGATTCGCCAAAGCAGCCTGTAGGCCAGATTGGGTTCCAAGTTGCTGGGTAGCAAGAAGCGAGGCTAAGTTCTCCCGGCCAGTCGTAACACCAGCCTGCTGGTTAGCGAGAGCGGCCTGGAGAGCAGACTGCACATTAGACTGCTGCGAGGCAAGAGAAGCAGCACGATCTCTCTCGAACTGAGCCTGAGCATTCTCAAACGCCCGCTGCCTCCCGACAGCTTCGATCTCACCGATCTGGCGCTGAAGAGCTTCCTCAGCCAAGCCTTCCTGTACCGCTTGGCGGGTTCCGCCAAACGCTCCAGAGCGAACAGCGGCAGCATCCCGAGCAGCCTTCTGCATCGCAGCCTGCCGAGTAGCTTCACGTTTCTGGGTCTCCGTCACAGCGTCCATATACGGAGACATGTACTGCTGCGCCTGAGGCTGACCAAATGCCCCTACCTGAGTCTGCCCGGCGGCAACCCTCTCCGCAGGCCCCATCTGGAACTGCTGAACCTGAGGCACCCCCTGCACCTGAGCGCCCTGAAGGCCTCCGAGTACCTGGAGAATGTCTCTTGTCTGCCCAGTTACCCTTTCAGGCCCCTGCATCTGGAACTGCTGAACCTGGGGAACACCCTGAAGCAAAGCAGGACTCAACCCGCCCAGCCTCCCCAGGATATCCATGCTCTGTCCGGCGACAGTCTGCGGCGCTCCCATCTCAAAAGACTGCAAAGAGGGAGCAGTAACGCCAGTAGGTGCCGCAAGAGTTGGAGCAGTGATCGGCGCTACCTTGATCGCATCCGCAAAGCCCATCTGCTGGATGCTCGGCATCATCGACATCAGGTAGCTAGGAATCTGACCCTGCTGCCCAACCTGTTCCGCAAGGCCCGTACCCATGGCAGCCAGCCTGTTGGCTAAGTCGGTGGCGTAGTTGATATTAGAGACGCCCTTGCCAAAATCGCTCTGGGGTTCGATTGCAGTGTATGCCCTGCCACTCGGGTCAGTGAACTGAGAGAAGACGCTAGGCAGCATCCCTGCCCCAGAAAGTGCGCTGGTGGTCAGGTTGCTGGCAGTGAATCCAACATTCGGTCTGTACTGCCCGAAGTCCTGTCCAAACCCAAGCAACCGCTGTGCGCCGTAGACAGGCGGGGGATTGAACATGTTCTGGGTCGGCGCGGTCGGGTTGAGAGAGCTAAACAGGGAGGAGAGGCCTCCGGTTCCGCCAAACCCGCCAGAAGCAGGAGTCTGTGCAGTGCCGATCCCAAGGAGATTCGGGGTGGGAGACTGGGTGGTGGCAGTGTTGGTTCCAGTTGCGCTGAAGCCACCCGCCGGGTCAACCGGACCACCGACGACCCTACGGATAACGCCACCCCGCTTGTAGTTCATGACCATCCCGTCTGAGCCGATCTCAAACTGTGAAAGGCCGTTAGCGCCGTCCATCTGGTAATCAGAGGCGGCAGTGGGTTGATCGAAGAAATCGTAAGCGCCACCAAAGTCAACCTGAGGAGCGGGTTCGTACGAGGGAGCAGGTTCATACACGGGAGCAGGCTCGTATGCGGGGGCAGCTTCATACAAAGGGGCTGGCTCGTAAGTAGGCTCAGGCTCGTATACAGGCTCAGGTTCGTATACAGGGGCAGGTTCGTACGAGGGAGCGGGTTCCGGCTGAGAGAAGGTTTCGCTTAGTGCAGTGCTTTCCGGTGCGGATTGGTTGACCTGCTGGAGTATATCCAGTAACCCCTGGACGCCCTGAGAGATGCCTCCCATAGTCGGGCTGGAGATAGCAGTAGTCCCGGCTTCGGGAACAACAGGGGTGGGCGAAGGCGTGTAGGGAAGCTGCTGCGAAGAAGCAATCAAGCTCTGGATCGGGTCTTGCTTCTGCGGAACGGCCATCGTATCAGCAGCGGGAGGAGGGGTGTAGATAGGAGCAGGCTGGCTGGCAGCAGGCGCTACCGCGCTTGCCACAGCACCTTTGCCAGTAGGCTGTTCAACCTGCTGGAGTATATCTAGCAGGCCCTGAACTCCTTGGGAAATAGCTCCCATGGTTGGGTTGGAGACAGTGGCAGACCCATTGCCAGTGGCACTCACACTCGCGCCAGGAACAAACGGGTTCTGCTGGGATGCCGCAATCAGACTCTCAACCTGAGACTGTTTTGCGGAAGGAGGAGTCGTCACCGGAGGAGGAGTGGCTACAGGAGGAGGTGCCGTGGCTTGTCCCACAGGAGAAGTAGCAGCGCCAGAAGCGTAGGCCTGATTGTTCTGCTGAATCAACCTGTCAACCTGCGAAGTGCTTCCGCCAGAAGCCGCAATCTCCGTACGCAAGCCAGCAAGAGACTGGGTCATCTCGCTAGGAGTTCTGGCGCGAGTCACGCCGTCAACAGTAATTGGACCAAGCGCCTGCTGGATCAGGCCAGCATTCAACTGAGCGCCGTCCCCAAAGTTGATCAGATTCTGCGGGGGAGGAGCGACAGGCCCTATTGGGTTCGTACTCGCAACCTGCCCACCAAGGAGTGAAGCCAATCCAGCGGCCTGTTGATCGGTGGCGTACTGAGTCGGGTTATACCCACCCGCTCCCTGACTCGCCGCAGTCGTTCCGGCAGCGCCAGCAGTAAAGATCGGAGCGACATTGGTAGACCCCGGCGATCCAAATGCCGGAGCGCCAGAGACATTACCAGCAGCCGAAACGCCTCCAGCAGTGCTACCGCCAGTAGGCCTAGAGCCAGCAGTAGTACCGCCAGCGCCAGTAGTGACGCGAGGCACGCCAGTAACCCCAGTGCCGTAACCAGGGGCTGCACCATACCCACCTCCAGTACCAGGAACCCTAGTCCCAACAGTCACTGGCGTTCCAGTCGTGATATCGGGAGGACGGTTGTAGTCAGTAAGCGTGGTCCCGAAGTCGGTTCCAGTGGTGTACAAGGATGTCTGGGTAGGGCCTCGACCCCCGCCAAACGGGTTCCTGCTTCCAGGAAGCGTTACGCCGCCAGTCAGATTCTTGAACCCCTCAGCGCCATAGAGATCAGGCAAGAGGCCAACAGGCATGTTCTTGCGAAGTTCTTCGTAGGCTTTGATGATGTCCTCGGGGGTTGAATTGGCGGCACCGACAGTACCACCATTCGCCATCCCCTTCGTGACAACATTCTTGTACGCCTCAGGAATGTACGTCCTGGTCTTAGGGTCCCAGACCATCCCAAGGATCTTGGGCATTTGGCCGGACACCATAGCCAGGGCGTTGGCAATCCTGTTAACGGAAGTAGACTTGGCAGTGGGGTCTTCTGGAGCCTGAAGATCTGTACGAGTATCGCCGCCAGGAGTAGTGCCAGTGGCAGTACCGGCAGCAGTCCCAGTAGGGGTTCCGGTGGGAGCAGCCGTGGCAGGAGCCTGCGCCCCGGCGTTATACCAAGTAGCGCCAGGAAAGTTCTGCTGCAAGAATGGCCTGCTGAAGACACTCTGGAAGGCAGCGTTAAGTAGAGCCGAGCGGTAATCTCTGAGGTACTCAGGAATATCCTGAGTCTGTACACTAGTCTGAAGCGGATCTGCCATCTCTACTCCTACGCAGGGAGAACCCTGCTGTCCTTAATCTTCCCAGGCTGCTTGGTCGTGCCTGTCCTGTCCTTACGCACACGATCCATCATCGCGTACAGTTTCCTGGCACCAGATTCACTGCTGCCGTCCCCAAGCCCTGACACAACATCAGCAGGTATGATAAACTCGTCGTTCGACAGGAGAACTTTCTGACCACCATGCGCCATACGAGCAGTAGCCATATCATCCATTCCATTGCCGGGACCTTTTACCATTCCCTGTGGTGGGTTGTATTCCTCTTCACCCTCAGCGTTGTTTTCCTCTTCACCTTTACCAGACATGCGCTTGTACAGATCCTGAAGCGCCTCTTTGCCGTAGTACGCAATGTAGGTGTTTAGAGCGCCCTCAGGGTCCTCGCCCTCACCACGGATGGCGCTCATAGCATCGCGGATGATATGCTGGGCTTTCTGCTCTTCGGGTTCCAGTTTGCCGCCCTCAGCCATATTCACAGCGCCAGAAGGAAAGAATGGATTCATGCCGAGGGTGCTGGCGATACCGCCGGGTTCAGTCGGAGCCTGCTGCTGCTGGGGCGGGGTAGCCGGAGGAGCATAGGCATCAGACATGAAACGCTGCCTAGCATACTCACGCTTGTTCATGTCTTCAATGTACTTGCGTGCATCGCTGAGTTGCTGCTGGTTTTGCTTCTTAGGATCAGGCATGGCGGCACCGACAGCCTGAGAGGTAGCACTACTGACGAGAGCGGGAACAGCAACAGAACCCAGGAATTTACTAATTCCAGCGGCGGTCCCGGCTTTAGCTGCCCCAGAAACCCCAGCGCCAAGGCCAATCTTTCCAGCAAGAGCCGCCAGCTTGGCACTCAGTCCGCCACCAGCGCCCCCAGTGCCGATAGCAATACCAGCAGCCGCAGCCCCCAACCCAATCGCACCCAGCAACTTCTTCCACGAGAATGCCTCAGGCAATCCCGTCTCGGGGTTGATCGTAATATCCTGGCCCAAGAGCGCCGCGATACCCGCAAGTTCCCCGGGCTGAATGTGCAAAAGGGTGGAATCTCCACCCCTGCCTCTCGACGCAACCTGATTAGCGATAGACGCAATACCCTTGCTCATGTCGTTACAGTCACCGTACCCAGTTTAATCTTTATCTTGTTGCTTGGAGCGAAGATCTGCCCAGGCAGGACAATCCTTAGCAGGCCATCTCCATCTGCCCACACCATGCCATCCCTAAGCCCATACCCGCTCCGTGGACACTGCAATAACATGAGCGCACTCCCAACGAGTTCCCCAGGAATGCGCTGATTGTAGATGTGGATCCCAAGGTTTCTGATGAGAGAATCGAAGTACGACTGATCGTACTCCGAAGGTGGCTTGGGAAGAGGCTGTATCGGGGTATTGCGGTTCACTTCATACCGTCCGGCTGGATCTGAAGACGATTAGATCCAAGCCTCCACTTGTACACCGGATCCCCACCCGTAAAAGACTCTGCCTTCAGGACAATCTGTCGCGCCCTGATCCTCAGGTTCTTCTGGGTAGAGGCGGGTGTTTCACCTTGCACAAGGACGGTATTAGTCTGATACCCGGATTGGCTCATTGGGTAGTTGACGCCGTAGACCTGGATATTCACCTTCTTGGTGATCCCTGCGGCGCTGACCCTTGGGTCCGTAACGAACTGAACGTCAGGAATGATCCTGCTGATGAACGAGAACTGCTCTCCATCCTCGATATCAATGGGGCCAGAGGTGACACGCGCCACAATGTTGGAGCCATCAGCAGTGTATCCGTACTCGTGCTGGTAGAGGTTGGTCGTGGTATTGGCTTGGAGCAGATTGGCACCATCAGGCATAGCGCCAATAGGGAATCCATCGGTGGCTAGATCAAGCCATGCAGTGCGATCCATGGTGCCGATAGTCCAGAGGTTCTCGACGTAGTTATAGCAGACGTACCTGCTGTTCTCGCCAGTGCCGTCAGTAACACTGGGATACCACCAGTAGATTTCGTTGAACTGAGCATTTACACCAGCGGCGACCTTCGCCTTCTGGCTCCACTCCAGATCAGAGAACACATAGCTCAACACTGGACACTGCATCTTCACAACACTTCCGCTATACATATAGAAGTTGTTGTTGTCCATCCAGTACACTGTGCCTCTAGCATCGACACCAGCTTTGGGTCCAATGATAGAAACAGACTCGCCGATACGAGTGAAGCTGAACGTATACGGAGGGCCAGTGTAGGACATGGTGAACAGCGCCTTGTCCGTGAAGACCAGGATCTGCTGCTGGGTCGGAATAGCGGCTACAATCTCAGAGCCGCTCGATACAGTGAACCCGCCAGCAGTATTGTCAGTTCTTGGCTCCCAGTCCAGATAGTCTTCCTGGGAAGACCACCGCACGAGGAGCAAGTTCTGCTCTGAGGAGCCAATGTCGTTACACCCGAAAGCGATGACATGCCTGTCGATGTCGGACACAAGGACCTGGAGAGCAACTGTCGGCGCTTCGTTAGCGCCAGCAATAGAGGACAAAGGGACTGCCCTGGTATTCAATGGGTCCAGAACTGTGGCGCTCCAGTAGTAGATGTTGCCGTAGCGAGGGTTAATGATCAGGTCCTGGCCGTAGTTGGAGTTCGACCAGATGCGTAGGTTGTCTGTTGGGCTAGTGGGGGAAAACGCGCTACCCCAAGGGCCACGACCCCAAGGGCCAGAACCCCAGCCAGTAGCGTAGACCTGACTGTTGAGACCGATGTTCAACTGGAACGCGGCACTGACTCCAGCGCCACCACCAGAGGTAGAGGGAGTGATTGTAGCGCCAGCAGGAAACACTACATAGAAGCTGGTAGCATCTATGACCTCAGTGATCTGAACCTCTACGTTAAGCTGATCCGCTGTGAACCCGTCAAAACCAGTAGCGCCGGAGAATGTGACCCAATCATATTCAATTGCATCGTGGCCGGAAGGAGTGGTGACCTTCATCTTCCCGGTGCCGACTTCCTGGGTCTGGAACGGGTTGCTCCCCAGGGCGATTGTCGTCCTCAGTGGGGTGATGTCGTTGATGTACTGCCCAGCTTCGACGTAGTATTTCTGGTTCGTCCCTATCCCTATGAACCTCTCTAGGGACAGGGACGTCCATTGAATCATCGACCTGCAAGTGCCGTAGATGGTCTCGGCATTTGCATATGCCCGCCACCCCCCGATCACCTCAGGGTATCCAAGCCTGAACCGGATCTTGTCGGCGTCATACCAGAAGCCCTCCGAGGAGTATTCTGTAACGTCCTTGACGATTCCCGGTTTAGGTTGGATTTTGACGAGCGGCATTCCTAGACGAGAGCGGGTTCTTTGACTTCCTGCTCTTCCTTCTTCCTGCTGGCGATGAGTTTGGCGCTGAAAGCACCCTTAGAAGCATTCAACTGATCGGCGCTGAACTGCAACTGCGCCAACTTGTTGTTGATGTCCGTGATCTGGGACACCAAATACTTCTCTTCTTCGTTAAGCTCACTGAAGTGAACCTTTTCGTTTTCAATGTAGATGAACTGATCAGTCATGTTGATACCTCATCTGACATTGTACAAGCTATTGCGAGAACTCACGAGCCTTCATCTGCTGATACGCAGCCTCAACGGCTCTGGCTACAATCTCCGCAGGGACTTCAGGCATCTTCTTTCGAGCAGCCTGTACGGCGATGTTCTTCAAGACCTCACCCTTCGGCACGGAGCCTTCAAGCATAGCCTTAACCCCAAGCTGATTGGCGACAGCGACGATCTGGTCGTCCATCTTCGTGGGAGTAGCGATAGCGATGAATTCAACAATCGGGTAGACAGAAGAGACGTATCCGTAGAACTTGGATACAGACCGTGGAGAGAAGAACCCCTTGAGCTTCGACATGAAAGACATGATGTATCCTTACGCTAGGTTTCTCAGTTTATACATGGTGGAGGCAAGTAGGGAGAGGATCTCGTCTACAGTATTCTGGAGGTGAGACTCCTGCCCAACCTTGTCTCGATTGTCCGTGACATAGCGGTAGAGTTCCTCTACGAACGACACGGGGTTCTTCGGCGCTGAGAACTTCTCAGAAGGGAAGGACTCAATCACACCATGCACACCCATGCACTCTTCAGCGAGGGAATCGGCCTTATCACCAAGCCCTTCGTACAGAGCGCCGAGAGCCTTGTGCGCAGCGTAGCTACCAGGGCCTTTCGTCATGAGGTGCAGCATGTGCGCGGCAGTGACGCCGTGCAGGAGCTTAGAGATGAAGTCGGCAGATTCAGACTTGTACATTGAAGGCCTCAGTTAGAAGGAGTATCCCACGGCGGGGGCATGGGAACCAAAGGAGGGTTCTTTTGGTTTTCGATTTCCCTCGCCAAGCTGGCGTCGAGTTGGTCGACGGTCGGTTGAGTGAGTTCCGCGACAACCCATCCCTGGACCTGAGATTTCGTCAGGCTGTTGAAGGGAGTGTAGGCGGCAGGATTCGGGGGGCCAAGAATGACCTGACCATAACAGAGCGAAGAATACACCCCATCGACGGCTGTGCGCTGCCAATCAACAATGATGACTACGTCCGTCAGGGAGCCTTCGACTGGCTTTACGACGAGCGGGTTGAATATCCAATCGTAGGTGATAGACATGGGTTCCTTACATATCAGCCCATGCGCCGTTAATTCGGCCCTGCATGGTGTTGGTTGTTGTGTTGTAGATGATCATTCCATTCACGGCAGTGAGGGCATCACGCTGGGTGGTGGTCAGTCGTGGAACCAACAAAGCGCCAGTTGTTCCTGCTATTTCAAGCCGAGCAGATGTAGCCGGAGTAGATGTGCCAATCGCCAGCCTTCCGTCCTTGTCCAGACGCATCCTCTCAGAACCAGTGGCGCTAAGGGCGGTACTCGTGTAGAACACCATCTCCATGCCGTTCCCATCGGAGTTAAACGTGGCCCCGAGCCGAACGGGAGACGCATTCTGTCCAGAGTAATTCCAATCAATAGTATTAACTGCTGTTGTGCCGCTATAAACAGCACTAAGAGTGAAGCCAGCAGTCACTGTTGGGCCAGTAACGGTTCCAACGGAAGCGTTCAGGATCGAGCGGATAGTCGATCCAGTTCCAATACCGACATTGCCGGAAGAATCAATACGGACTCGCTCAGACCCAGCAGTGGAAGCGGCAATCACATCAGCCGCAGGAAACCAGAATCCAGTATTCAGGTCGCCTTTGTGGGCGATGGATGGGGTCGTGACTGCGCCATCACCAAAACTGGCGATAGTATTTACAGTCAGTAGGGCGTCCGGACTCGACGTTCCAATACCGACATTGCCGCTGGACGTGATCCGCACTCGCTCCGACGCGCCAACATAGAACTGCATACTGGCAGCGGAATTTGTTTCGTTGTTTTGGAACAGCATCGTGCCGTTCTTGTACTTCAATATTTGCCCGACTGCTGTACTGGTCCCGGCAACATTGGACGTAATCAATCTAGTGATGACACCCGCGTTTGATCCAGTATTAGTGTTGTAGACATCAAAAAACCGAAGAGTATCGCCAGCGTCATTACTAGAGCCGATAAGCACATCCCCAGCCGTACTGACGCGCATCCTCTCCAATTGGGAGGCCGTGCGAAAGACAATTGAATCGGTCGTCCCAGCGCCAGAAGTGGACTGGAGAGTAAGGACAGATGAGGCAGCCGTACCGCCATTCACCACCGGGATAA